GATACACAACTGCAAGCGCTGATACAAAAAATACAACAGGCACTACAAATAAAACAGGCACAAAAATGTATTTAGTTGGTGCTACGGAGCAAAGTGCAAACCCACAAACTTACTCTAATTCCAACTGTTATATTGGTACTGATAACTGTTTATATAGCGGTGGCACTAAAGTATTAACTTCCCACCAAAGTTTGAGCGGTTACTTAAAACAAAGTGACTTTGAATACAATTCAACAACAAGAGTTTTAAAATTAAAGTGGTTATAAGATATGGTAGATTTAATTGATATTTACACTTTAGATAATGTAACTGCTAATGATCCATTAAAAGTCACGACTAATGACGGAACAATTATATGGGAAAAGACTTTTTGGGTTGTGATTTATGCAATCGATTGGCAAGGAAATCGTTTAGGTCAATCTTTGTATCTTTTTGACATAGCAGTTAACGGCACTAATCAACCACTACAATCTGTTGGAACTGTTCAAGAAAGTAGCGATGTTGAGATTAGACGATATAACGAAGATAACCTTACTATTTCAGTTGCTTATCAATATGGAAAAACTTATATTAACAATCCTGTTCGAATATCTACTAGTTTACCCACAGGCGCTAGTTCAGGTTATGGAGAGGGTTCTATTCAGTTCAATTCTTTAATGGGAGATAAAGTAATTTATGCTCTCTCAAAAGCATATTTTTCAGTCACAATTACTAGTGTAGATAGTGACGGAGCAATTCGTTTTAGAGTTTCAAGAGTAGCAAGTGGAACATCAAATGTGACATTTGTTTTTAGTGGCACTTATTATTTAGAAGATAGTTCAGGAAACTGGTGGCGAGGAAATTATTATGGGACTCGTACTTTTCGTGCAAGCAGTACACAAGAGGATTATGTAATTAGTCCTGAAACACCTTTTGATTATGATGCACCTTCTAGCACGCCCTCTAACGTTTATTATTACGAGGTCAATATTGGGCAAAGCGAAACTTCAACTACTTGGCGAGTATATGGTTTTGATGATGGATATAGGTAATTATTATGTTAGACAATAAAATTTTAGAAGCGATTGACTTATTTTATGAAAAGGTAAAAGATAATGTTTGTGCCATTGTTTTGTGCGGCTCACGAACACTTCCATATATTGTTAATTCACGAGATATCGACATTTTAATAATTACAGAAAACTTGGATAAAATGCATTTATGGGTAGAAAGTATGAGAACGGACGAAACCGTAAGAAAAATGCGAAAACAATTAAGAGAAGAATATGGCGTTAGTATGATGTCAGGTACGATTGAAGCGTTAAATACAAGACTACTTTATTTCTCTTACATTCCGTATACTGTTTTATTTGGTGAAATGAACTTAAACATTCCTGATATTAGAGCAAGAGCAGACGAGTATAAACAAGTTTGCAAAACACGTTTCGAGCAGTGCATGTCCGATTATGAAAATGACCATGATCTATATCATTTAAAATCCTTTTATCATATTTATACGGGTATGCGCATGATTCAAAACGGTTACGTTTACGATTTAACAGAAGATGATATCGACAACATTAACATTTTGCATGATTGCGAAGATGAAAATAGAATATTGGCATTAGTTGAAGAAATTAGAAACTGGTTAAAAAGTAGTAATAAATAATGTCAGAAGAATAGAGCAAATTCAAAATTGCTCTTTTTTTATGTTGACATGTTTTTATTTTTATATTAATATATAGCCATGAACAGAAAACAATTATTCTATCAGCAATTAGATTATGCGGTCCAGAACCGTCCCGATTCGAATAAGATTGTGGTATTGTGTTATAATGATTGTAACATACTCAAACATCATCCACATGTGATTCGAAAAGGTCGCTGGTTCTATTACAAAAACGGCGACAAATTAATCTACATAAAAATCGTTGTGGTTAATCAGCCGACTGGCGAATATCAACGAAAAGAACCGGAATTGCATGATTGGGTAAGAGAAGCATTTGAAAAAAGAGATGCTGACGCAGCATTTAAAATAATTTGGAAAAAATGGGAGGAACAGAAATGAAATACATTAGAACGGAAGATGGAATATACGAGCCAGATGGGGAAACTGATGATGGTCGCTTACTTTTGGTTAAAGTTAAAGGTGGTTGGAATTATTTACCAAAACAACCTATTTTAAAACAAGCTGGCACTATTGAACAATTATGCGACGAGTTTGTTGGCATTAGAAAAAGCGATCATAAGGCATATACAGGTAAATTAGATGGTTATTGGTTTGAGGAAACTAATGGCTGGTTAGGCAGATTAGATAAATATGAAATTATCTATGGCGCAATTTGGACAGACAAAGGTCTTATTTATGTAGCAAAAATGAACAACAAAGGAAAATTTGAATTGTTATGAAAACTATTGGCATTTACCCAAATGGAATAAACAACACTGTGGTTCAAAGTGGATGGGGAAGAGATTTAAAAGTCAAAAGACAATTCTGCTATGGTGATGGTTTTCCACACTATAACATCGATGGAAGATTTTATTGGTATTACGATGAAGAACAAGTTTATCACATCGAAGATAGTAAAACTCGCAAGATTGTCTATATTGCCATCGCCAGAAATCCACAAGAAGTCATAGATGGGTTCTTAAAGAGAAAAGGAGAGTTGGAATTGTTATGAAAAAGAAAATTAAGGATTTAACTATTACGGAATGTTTAAAAATATGTGAAAAATATCATGGTTGCGAAGATTGTCCTCTTGAAAAGGCTCTTTGTGAAGACAGATTTTCTTGGGCAGACGATGAAGAATTGGAAAAAGAGGTAGAAGTTGATGAATAAAGAATTAGATGTTTTAAAGAAAGTCGCTATTAGTATAGTAGAGCACTTCTGCACAAAAGAAGAACCTGCTAGAACTAATAACATAAATAAAATCTTAAATACTGATGAGTTTAAGTGTATTAACAAAAAACTAAAATCAATAGAGATTATTAAAGAGAAAAGAGTTGATGTATCGTGGTTAATGAAATGTTTTGGTTTTATTGAAAACTCAACCAACGAAGAAGAATGTGATTATTATAACAATAATTATGAAGCATATAGAAACTCAAAACCATTAACCCAAGAAGAATACGATCTATTAAAAGAGGTGTTGTTATGAAAAAACAAAAGATAGAAAAAGTTAGATATATTTTGGAGGAAATTTAATATGTCACACGATTATGAAAAAGAAATCATTGAAATGGCTAAGGATTTTAAGCACAACAATTACAAGAAAAAGGCCTTAAAAGAACTGGATAATGTTCGTTCTGTGTTCAAATTAGATGATGTTCAGAACATTGCCTACATTATCGGTCGCTATCCTGATTTTGACCATATCGAATTGAAGGTGGAAGTGAAGGATCAGTGGATTCTTCGTTTATGCGTCGCTCCAGAAGTGGTTTTAGAAAACCCTGACATCGCACGCGGATTTGCCGAAATGGCGAATTATTTTGCAGAAAAAGGAGCGCATAGAGAATGATGAAAATAGTAATTGATAATACACATGAATTAACCAAGAATAGAATTTGGTATAAGGAGATAAATTTACATCCAGGATTAAATTTGTTATTTGGCGGAAACGGTGCAGGTAAAACATCCACGTTTGCTGTTATTCGTTCTCGAATAAAAAATGAAAGATGGACTAGATTAAAGGAGTTGCCGAAAGATAGCCTTAAAATAACTGTGGACGACGAGCCATTTAAGGGTTTAGTTTATACATTCAGCAATAGTGAAAATAATGCTTCTAGAAAAGTAGATGATGATTTATTTGACATGGGCGGATATGGTATGGTTCGAAAAATGCAAGGATCTGACTGGAGTGAGGGCATGAACGTGTCCGTGGCAGTGTATGATTTCTTATACGCATTAGAACACCATTTTGAAGATGGCGCCTTAGTTTTAGTTGATGAAATAGATAGTGGATTAGATGCGCATTCGTGTTCATTAATTATGAAAAAGTTGTGTAATATCATGAAGAAGAAGCCGAATATTTACGTTCTATTGGCTTTCAATCAATATGAAATGGCTAGAACTTATGCGAAAATGAACCCAAAAGATGCAAATTGGATTAATATTTATACTGGTCAGATCGAACCAATTTCCAAAAGTTATGAAGAATATTTCGAATTATTAAAAAAATGGAAACAGGAATATCGAAGAATTGGTGACGAGCTTGCCTGGGGTGAAAGCGAAGATAAATATCATAGAAATCAGAAGAAAATAGGCCGCGAATAATAATTTATTTGCTATTACTTTTATTTTAAAATAAAATATTCATAGAAAATATAAAGGAGACTTTTTTATGAGTGTTTTAAATAAAGTGCCATTCATTAATCTAGTATTGAGTTCTTTAAGTAAGGATTATTTACTTACTTTAGCATCGTTAATGAACGGTGAAGGTGATAGAACTGAAATTAATCGCACATTAGATACTCCATCAGGCAACAGAACTAACATTTCCGTTTCTGATAAGGGCGTGCACATGTGTTCACTACAATGCGGAACAGTATTATTCCATGGATATTTACTTTACAATGATAGTTATTGTGTTTTAATTCATTTTACTGATTTTCAAAGACTTAGCATGTTTAATATTGATGTAGCCAATAAGAAATTCGAAACAGTTTCAGAATATTTAGACATCAATGAGCTTCGTTCTCTTGTTGGTGATCTATTAGTAGAAGCAGGCGAAGATGTTACTGTTCAAACTGATGATATTGATAGCGGCGATGCTAGTAAAGGACTTGCCATTATCAGCGATGGCGATGGCGGCGCTGAATGGGGCTATCCTGATACTTTAATTGTCGAGATCGATTCTGACAGTGGAACATTCGCTGATGCCGATTATGAAAAGGTTAGTGGCAATAACTGTGAGATTCTATATGAAGGACAATACTTTAAACTAGACAGTGAAAGTGAAAGTTCGATTATTTATAAAGGTGCTCCTAGAATCGACAGTGGAAACACTTATTTAGACAAAATTACAATTACTAAATCTAGTAAGGAATATGTTGTGGGTTATGATGTGGTCGCTTTAGGTGGCAGTATCACAATTGATGATGCCATTGACGACGACAGCGAAAACCCAGTGCAGAATAAGGTTATTGCTAAAGCATTAGATGAAAAGGCTAATGTCGATGGCAATTACCCAACAATGGGTGTAGGAAAAGCTGATGTCGCTGATAATATTAGCACAGATTTAGGTGCGACTGTTGAAGATGCTTATGCTACACTTGATCCAATTAGTGTCGCTGTTGAAGATGGTGATTTCGCGAAAATGCTCAATATTAAGGGCAATAGTGTGGTGGTAAATCAATGGGCAAAAGAATTGAATAGCACAAATTGGGTGGATAATAATACAAGCACAACTTATAACAATGGTGTTGCAACATTTACTGCAACTGCTCAAAACGGGCAATTAGGAACATTAGTGCAATTTTATAAGCATATTTATTTTATTAGTGCAAATATTAAATTAACAACAGGAACAACTAATGTTTATTTAAGGTCGCAAGGAATTAATAGAGTTGCTACTGCAAATAATACAAATTGGCAAAGTTTAAGTGTTATTTATACATCTAACTACGATACCGAAAACTCTATTGCTATTAGAGATGAAAGATCAAGTGGTTGGGACGCAATACAAGTCAAAAATGTTATTTGTGTTGACCTTACACAATGGTTCGGTGCTGGAAACGAACCAACTACAACTGATGATGTCCGTATTAAATGGCTATTATCTCGTGGTTATATCGCATACAATACAGGTTCTCTAATCAGTTCACAACCTAATAAAATTATTAGTACTGGGTTAAATCAATGGGATGAACAATATGTTAACGGATATTGGAATGAAAATACTGGTAATTATGGTACAAATGAAGATAACTATATTTCCAGCAAAAACAAAATTAGAGTAATGCCTGACACTTATTATTGGGTGGTTAAAAAAGAAAGTGTTGCTCGTAGTGGTTGGGTTATTTATTATGACGAGAATGAAAATTATATAAGTACTTTCTCTATTTACGCTTTAAATAATGGAATAAGAATAATAACCCCAAGTAATTGTTGCTATATTAATTTTAGTATTTATGTGGGCACGTCCAATCCAACTTACAACCATGATATCTGTATTAACATCTCTAACTCTTCTCTAAATGGAACATATAAACCATTTGAGAGAAACACATATCCTTTAAACGTTCCTGTAATGCGTAGTGCTGGTTCTGTTCACGATGATGTCAGTAAGGTGAATGTTGGTGTAATTGATTTATGGACATTGGATTATGGGATTAACCAACAAGGAACTAATGCTTATGAGGTAATATCTTCAGGTTTTAATTTAAAAGCATACGGAATTAACAATTTTGTTTGCAACAAATTAGTATATTCGCCTTTTGTAGATGACGGAAACTTTGCAATTAGAGGATATGGAACAAGCAGAGAAATTGCTATTAGAGTTCCAATTTCGGTTGCAAATACTGTGGCAGGTGTCAAACAATGGTTGCAAAATAATAATGTCGTTCTTAATTACGAACTTGCAGCCCCTACCGACCAACCAGAGATTATTCTTCCAGAGAATATCAAGGTCTTTAACGGTGGCACACTCGAAACACAATATGAAAGTCCTAACATTTGCCCAGCCTTAGTGACTTTAACATACCAAATCAACATTAAGAGCTTTATCGAAGGTGTCGGTTCTCGTAATGATATTAACTGGATACCAGATAATGTCGTGTCACAAACTGAACTTAAAGAAGTTTCAGATACAGTTGATGAAATTGTCGAAGGCACACAAATTACAGGTAAGTCAAGATTAGCCAATAACTTTGATAGTAAATTAGTTATCAATGACAAAGTCGCATATAATTTTAGAACTACTGCTGGTAGTGAAGAAGTTGGCGACCCTTGCAAAGTCAAGAGCATTGTCGGTGGAACCATTTTCTGGAACCAGTTAATTCAAAATGGTAATTTTTCGGACGGAACTACTAAATGGGGTTCTGCGCACGCAACTTTATCTGCAAGTAATAATGTATTAACAGCCACTAAAAATGAAGGTGCAACTCAAATATCAGTTTCATCTAATTACTATATTAACTTTGTTGCTGGTCATAAATATTTATTAAGCAGAACTATAAAAAGTAGCGTGTCTGGAACATTAAAAGGTGGCATTGTCAATATTTGGGATGGTAGTGTATCAATTACCGCTAACACTTGGTTAACTGATGAAATTATAGTTTCTCCAGCAACAAGCAATAGTGCTGGTGCAATCAACTTCTATGTCATTGACGCAAGCATAACAACTTTGGAAGCAAAGAATATGAAATTATTTGACCTTACAACAATGTTCGGTGCAACAGTTGCTGATTACATCTACTCACTAGAGCAAGCAAATGCAGGTGCTGGTATTGCATGGTTCAAAAAGTATTTCCCTAAAGATTATTATGCCTACTCAGAACCAACTCCTTTACACGTCAAGATTAGTGGTAAGAAGATTACAAGGTTCAACCAATGGGACGAAGAATGGGAAGTTGGCTCATTTAATATTGCAACAGGAGAAAAAGAAACATATCCTAACATTATTAGGTCTAAAAATAAAATTATGGTTATCGGTGGCTTGACATATTGTATTTTTCAACCAACCAACATTGCAGGAATATGGTTTTATGATGAAAATGGTAATTATATGGGTTCTTCATATTTAGTATATCCAACACCACAACAGCCAACATTTAGCGTTCCTTTAAATTGTGGGTTTATTAACTTTGCAACAGGAACATATGGCACTACCTATAACCACGATATTTGTATCAACTTCCATTGGGATGGTGAACGTGATGGTGAATACGAACCTTACTATTCCAACACTTATCCAATAGATGATGTCGAACTCAAAGGTATCCCAATGGTGGACGCTAATGGTAATCTTTACTTCGATGGTGATGAATATGGTAGCGATGGGACGGTTAATGTAAATATGTTTGAACATACATTTTCGTCAACAAGTAGTTGGTCTTCTTCTTCCACTACGTTTTATTCAACTCTATCAGAAGTTGTAAAAGACAAACAGTGTTTGAACTCTGCGGGATATAAAGTTGTAAATACTTATTCAGATTGTGCGAATACTGATAAATCAATATATATCGGTGGAAACAATAATGACGAATTATATGTTCACGATAGTAACTTTACTAGCACAGACGTTGCAAAATCAGGTATGGCTGGTGTTAAAGTGTTTTGTCTAAAAGCCACCCCAACCCAATCTTCAGCCACTCCATTCATTGAACTTCAAGAATGTGATAACTGGGGTAGTGAAGAACTCATTGACGCTCACACAGGTGATGTCGCAATGCCAGCAGGTCATAATACAGATTACTTACCTGACTTAAAAGCAAAACTCGAAACTGCTCCGAGCAATCCAGATAGTGATGGAGATTATGTAATGCACCGTGAAGATGGTGAGAATAGTTATACACCATTAGGAACGTGGTTAGGAAACAATGGGTATGAGAAACAAACTGATTTAAGCAGTGGAATTACTGATGTTGCAGGTTTGACTTATAAAATAAAGAAATTATACAAAACAGGAAATGTTATAACTCTAACTATTGACGCAACTAATGAAACTGGCTCAACAATAGGTTTAGGTTCAACATTATTTAGTTTAAGCCAAGGAACATTTAATCAAAATGGTAATATATCATTACCTGTTCGTATTACAGGAAATAATACTGTTGGAACTATTCAAGGTTCAAGTGGAAACTTCGTTATAACAGATAATTTAGCAAACAATAGTTCATTATTTGTTGTTGTTTCTTACGCAGTAGAATAGAGGTAATTATTATGATACACAAAATTGATAAAGGCAACTTCTACTTAATCAAAGCCGATTCTGGTAAGCTCCGTGTTATAGGTGACGACAGAATCTACTCAGAAGCAACTGAGTTAAAAGATCATCCACGTGAATACGAAGAGGTCTTAGAAGAGGGCGAATAACCCTCTTTTTCTTTTGCAAAATTATTTTAAAAAATATATTGACACATTTTTATTTTTATTATAATATATAGTCACAAAGGGGGTATTAATATGAAACCTGAATTAATAGCGGTATTAGACTTAATATTTAATGAACACGATCGGTTCTTATGCGACTCGTGCCTATGTCCAAACGAAGATGGGTATTGCCCACGCTATGCTTGTGCTCTCATTGATAAATTACATGAATACACAACACAGCAATGGCAGACCACGTTAAATAAAGTGCATAAAACCTATCCGAACCTGGATTTGAGCATGGGCGATTTATGTAACGAAATATTAGATATTTTGATTAAGAAAAGACCAAGGAGAAAACTACATGAGTAAGCACATTTGGAGAGAGAAATTTAATCAACACTGCATTAGTATGATGGGCGATTATGAGCCATATTATTGTTGCGGTTATCACTGGTGTTGTAATGAATGCTACTGTATGTTTGAGGATGGTTGTATGGATTGTGTTATAACCATAGAAATGATCCTGCAACGAAACGGATATCGCATCGATTATGAAAATGTCACAGATGAATATTTTAACATGATTGAGGACGTGGCCGAATCCTTACTTGAAGCAGAAGATGCTGCGAAACTAGAAAGTGCTAAGAAAGTGGCCGCATTAGATATTATAAAAGCGAAAAAGGTTGATGTTGGTTTATTTTATACTTTATTTATAGAACACGAAGATATAAATGGTGGGTATGATGAATATATAGAATCTTATAAAGTAGGAAGAACAAATTCTTATTATATAACAGAAAAAAGCAAAGAACCGTTAACCGAACTTGAATTTAATTTGTTAAAGGAGGTAATGTTATGAACAAATATTTACAAAGAGAAATTGATAGATTAAAAGAAACAGTTAAATTTTTAGCAGTCGTTAAAGTTGATGCAGACGCTGCTCACGAAAAAGATTATCAAATTTTTGAAAGCATTACAGCATTCAAGCCAGATGAAATTGAAAGAAAGAGCAAATATCTTTCTTATGTCATTAAACTATTAGAATATTTCCAAGAAAAACTTGGAGAAAAAGAAGAATTAACTTTAGGAAAACACACTTATATTAGTTTAAGTCTATATGGCGAAAGATTATACTGTGGAATGTATGCTGCCAACGGAGAACTTGAAAGCAAATTATACGATCGTGTTTTCGGTTCGCATTCTGGGATTAACGAATTTTTCCAAGACCATTTTCCAGACCTATTCTCTGTTGTTTTAGGTAGCACCGGATATAGTCACGCATTTGGTTCGTTTGATATCAAGAACGGTTTAAGTTTCTTTGAAAGATTCGGATACTCACACTACGATAAAGATTTCAAATGTTTCTATTGGAGTGATGCTGATTTTGAAAAAGATTTAACAAAAGGAAAAGCCATTTTAGACTGGTTCTTCAAACTTTCTAATGATGAAGAGCTTATGGCAGATGTTGACAAGGTTCTTGATACCTATTTTGATGTGGTATTCAAATACAACCCAGAAGAATAGAATCTAACGAGGTATATTGTTATGACTTTTGACAAATTATTTGATTTAAACACAGTCCTTACCGAACTTGAAATAGAAGAATTACGAGAACTATGTTATGACATTGGTAATTCTGCTTTCCCTATTGATATGTTTTTTAACGATATAGAAAGAAACAAAAGCGAAAATTACAATAAAAATCAAGCGTATAAGGATTTATGGCTAGTAGTCTTGTATTTTCTTGAAAACGAAAAGAAAATCGAAGCTCTTAGTATTATTAAAGAGAAAAAAGTAAATGTTGGTTTATTTCTAATAGGGTATAAGGCACTTGATTATCAAAACTATGAAGAACATTTAGAATTAGGTTTTCAAATTATAAAACAAGTTAGTGAGAAACCATTAACCCAAGAAGAATATGATTTATTAAAGGAGGTGTTGTTATGACACCATTAGAAGCAATGGAATATATCGAGAATCCTTTTATTAGCTTTAATGATAAGGAAAAATATTTTCGTATCGTGAAAGCTGCTCTTTACCAATTTGAAAAACTAGAAAATGATTACCATTATTTAGATTATGCTAGTTGGAAAGAATCTAAAGTTCTGAAAATTATCAAAGAAAAAAACGTTAATTGCGTGTTAGTGAAACAATGCAAAAACGTTTTGCAATATAACAAAGTTGCATCTAATCAGGGTGTGAATGGTGCTCAGCATTTATTCCTCACCCAGAAAGAATTTAGCCAATTAAAGGAGGTTCTATAATGACATACGAAGAAGCATTAGAACAAGGCTATATTGATAAATACAGTTTTCTCAAATGTCCTTATTGTGGTTCAACATTAGTGGGATTCAATCGTGATAAGCCCGTATATAGTGAAGATGTCTGTGGATGTTTTATGCCATGCGAGGGAACCATTGAATGTCACAATTGTAAAAAAGAACTAGGATATTATGCGTATGGTATTTCTGAAATTTATTATTTGGAGGACGAAAATTTATGAAACAATACATAGTCAAGAACAGCAATGGCCATTATCTTTATAAAATTAAGAATGCCACTGGTTGGTATTATTTCACAGATAATAAAGACAGAGCTAAAACATTCGATAAAGAAGAAGCCACAAAATTAGCAAAACAATTTAATGGAGAGGTGGAACGAAATGAGTAAAGGGTTAGATGATTTTAAATGGCTCGTAGAAAATGGATATATTAGTTTACATTATTGGCAAGAAGATGTAGTAATGCTCGAATGTGTAAATAACATTGAACAAGAACTCAAAGCATTAGAGATTATTAAAGAGTATGCTGATGTCAGAGTTCTAGGAGTTAAAGATGAATATTATTTATTAGTAGGTGATGATTTTAGATACGCAAAACGCATATCAAAAGAAAAATATGATTTATTAAAAGAGGTGCTATTATGAGATCAATATTAATGAGTATACACCCTAGACCAGTTGCAAATATTCTTAACAGACTTAAAACAAAAGAAGTTAGAAAAATGTTCCCTATTGATTATGTTGGTTGGATATATATTTATTGCACGAAAGATAATCAACAAGAATTAACATTAGATGAAAAAACAAACAAATGGTATTACTCTGTTGGAAAATATAGAAAACATACTCTTTCTAATAAAAATCATAGATATATTTCTAAATACAATGGCAAAGTAGTTGCTCGTTTCTATTGTGATAATGTGGAAATTATTTGGTGGACACCAAACGAAGAAAATCCAAAAAATTTATTTGAAAATAGTTGTTTAACAAAACAAGAAATCAAAAAATATCTCGACGGAAATATAGGTTATGCCATTAACATCTCACAACTAGAAATCTTTGATGCACCAAAGGAATTGAGTGAGTTCTATAAAGGTTTTAAGAGAAAATATTATAAAAATAATTTCGCACAAGACATTCATAAAGAAAAAGATGTTCTTGTTCAACCCATAAAATGTGGTTATGAATATACTTATCCATTAACCAAAGCGCCTCGAAGTTGGTGCTATGTGGAGGTAGAAGAATGAAAGATTTACATTTAGAAGATGTTACTGATATTTACAAAGATATTTTCAGCGCATTAAAAAGAATTAAAAACAATAGCGATTTAGCAATTATGTGTGTGGATAATAAGTTTGTGCTTGTTAACACAAAAGATAATGAGTTCAACATTATAAAAACTTATAAGAAAGAATGGGGTAAATTATTATGAATAGAAGAACCAAAAAAAGAGAAGATGGTTGGTATGACATAAATCTTGTTATCGATGAAAGCGTTGATGAAGAACTGAAACCATTAGTCATTGGCGAATATGTAAGACATTCACTTAACAAACTCGGTCAATTAGAAGATTATGAAGAAAAAATTGAAATGCCTTTGGTTAAATTTCTTGAATGGCAAATAAATAATTTAATTCCGTATTTTGTCATAGAAGGAAAAATCAAAAAAGCAGGTCACTATCATGTTTATACTTTGAGAAATATAATAGAAGTTTGGGACGCCAACCTGAAAAAAAGATTTAGATTTTATTATAAAGACTATGGCAAAACCTGGGCATTAACAAGGGAGGAATTACTATGAACCAAGAAGAATGGAAAGATATACCTAACTCTAACGGAATATATCAAATAAGCAGCTATGGGCGAGTAAGAAACGCACAAACAGGAAGAATATTAAAACTGAATAATAATTATGGAATCTACCAAGTTATTACTTTGAAAATCAACGGTAAGAAAACATTATTCAAAATCCATAGACTGGTAGGACAAGCCTTTATTCCTAATCCTTTAAACAAAGAAGAAGTGAATCATATCGATGGCAATAAATATAACAATACTGTTAGCAACCTGGAATGGAACGATAGAAAAGAAAATATGTTACATGCGCACAATACTGGGCTGCAAATCAACTTTAGAAAAACCATAGAATGTGCAAAACAGAAAAACCAAAAAGCAATCTTACAAATCAAAGATGGCAAAGTTATTGCTAGATATGAAGGTGTAAGAGAAGTAACTAGAAAACTTGGCTATTCGGAAGGTAACATAGCAGCTTGTGCAAGAGGAAAATTCAAAACAATGTATGGATATGAATGGAAATATGAAAAGAAAGAGGAACTATTATGATTCTACAATATCGTGATTATATAATTACTGGATCACCAGAAGAAATTAAACAGTTCATCGATTTAATGGAACAACACGCTGAAATCGGTTGTTGTATCAACTCAAAACCATATACACGGCCTACGTGTCCAGAATGTGGAAGCGACCTTCTTAAATGGATTGGAAGTGACTCATTAGGCATGGTTAAATATAGATGCACCAAGTGCGGCACAATCATTGAAATAAATAGCAAAGATTTATAATTAAAATGAAAATAATTATTGACATATTTAAATTATTATGAGAATATATAACTAAGAAAGGAGATTTATATGAGTAACAATATTGCCTTTTACAGAGTAAAACATGGTCTTACTCAAAAACAATTAGCGGAAAAAATCGGCATTGCAATCCATGCAGTCGGCTACGCCGAAAATCATCGTTGCAGTGCTAGTTTAGCCGCTAAAATCGGAACAGCATTAGGCGAGAATCCACTCGATATTATTGGTTGTGATTTATTCAGAATTATGCCAAAAAACGAAGCGGAAAAAGAACTTATCATCAAAATGATAAAGGAGCTCTAATATGTTAAAAAGAACCAAACAATTATTAGCCATTGAAGAGAAAATTAATCACCTAGTCGAATTAGTTGAAAGCGAAGAATATAAGAAACTGAAAAAAGACAGTGAAGAATTAGCCAAAACCAAGTCCTTACTTGCGCACGTTAAATTTAAGATTAAGGAAACGCGCGTAGTAGAGGATCAAGAAACAGGAGAAATGTCAATAATCGTGACTTATGAGTTGCCACGTATTGTTCTGAAATTGGACGAGAACGGGAACCCTAGCAAGGATGAATTCTTCTATTCAAGTAATATGCTAGATATGATTAGTTTAGAGGACATGTCTAAGTTCCAAAACATATTGCGAAATGCAAAGAAAGGAGCCAGAAAATGACATTCGGCGAAAAGATTAATGAATTAAGAAAAGAAAAAAACTTAACATTAAAAGAACTTGCTAATCTATCTGGTATCAGCCAAGCCACACTCACGAATTGGACCAGAAACAGAACCAAATCGAAACCGCAACCTATTGCGGTCAAAAAAGTGGCAGATGCGCTAGGTTATGATTATCAAGAACTCTTGAAAATGTTATAATTGGAAATGAGGTATTTATGTCCGAATACAATTTAGATGAAAACTTAACAAATGAAAATTATCATGGAGAATACGGTAGAAAAAACTACATGGGGTTCTCGCAATTCAAAAATTTTGAAGAATGCGAAGTTATGGCCATGGCCATGATTAACGGCGAATATGAAAAGCCTAAAACAGACTCGTTATTATACGGGAGCTGGGTGGATGCGCACTTTAGCGAAGAAGAAGCTGAGTTTATTGAAAAGAATAAAGATAGCCTCTATTCACCTAAAACAGGCAAAATATATGCGGCGTTTAATGGAGTAGAAACAACCATCGCATTCATTGAAAATTATGAAAATGATGATGGCGATCATATTCTCGCTCGATACTGGGGCGGTGAACACCAAGTCATTATGACAGGCGAAATTGCCGGTGTTCCTGTTAAAATCAAAATCGACTCATTCTTCCCTGGCAAAGCCATTGTCGATGGAAAGGTCATGAAAGATTTAGAACCAGTGTGGGTAGAACGAGATGGCCATAACATGAAGCTGAACTATATCGAAGCATACGAATACATGTTAGAAGGTGCATTATATCAGGCCATTGCAGAACAAAGAACTGGTGATAAACTGCCTTTCGTTCTCAATGTTGTGACTAAAGAAACACCACCTAATGCAGAACTTGTAAGAATCGATCAATTCATGCTCGACGCTGCTCTTGAACGATTTAAAGAAAAGGCACCAAGATATCAAAGAATTAAAATGGGCTTAGAAAAACCTATTGGTTGTGGAAAATGCCCAGTATGTGTTGCGAAAAAGCAAATTTATGCTCCACAACCATATACAAAATTATATCCAGATGAAAAGGAGAAATAAAATATGTCAGAAGAATTAAAAACACCACACAAAAGATTAAAAGACATGATGGATAAGAGATTTTTAATCGCGGAAATGTTTGAGGACGAACTTGATAAAGTTTTAACCATCAAAGCCATCCAAGAAGAAAAAATTGAGAATCCAAAAGACGGCACATTCGATGTTAGACCAATTGTTTATTTTGAAGAAATTGATAGACAATTAGGCCTTAACAATATTAACATTGAAACCATAGAAAAAATTTATGGAGCTGTGACTGCTGATAAATTAGTCGGCAAAAAAATTCAATTATATGTCACAACCACAAAAGCATTTGGCGAGGTTGTTCCATGTATTAGAATTAGAAAATTCATTCCAGAACTTAAATGTTCCGTATGCGGCAAGGAAATTGATATGAACACATATTTACGTTCCATCCAAAAATACGGTTACGCTTATTGTTCTAAGGAATGTAAAGACAAGGACTTAAAAGGAGTTGATGTGTTAAAATGAGTATGGTATCAGACGAAGTCGAAAGATTAGTTAAAGAAAATTTAATTACAGAGTATGATTTTTCATACAACGTGGATGGAACCATGGATGTGAAATTGAAACTCATTGGCCCTTTTAGTAACATGACTGCAAAAGTTGATGTATCATCTTGCTGCTCATATGAAGATGTGCAAAAAGCATATTATGATGCAGCGGAAACATACATATCAAAAGCACAAAAAGGCCCACAGCCACAACCTATCAAAAATACATTATTTAAAGTTTCCGACAATATCATTAAAACTGTATTTGTCGACCAAGAAAAGAAAGTTATTGTTGTTCAATTTTCGGACGACACAAAAGAAGTTATTAAATGTAGCCTGGATGATGATTTCGATCCAGCGGTTGGTGTATCATTAGCTATCTGCCGAAAACTATTCGGCCATGCTACATTTTATAAAAAGATAGTCCAAAAAAAGGCTCATTACATTAAGGCAAAAAAATAGGAGGAAAGAAACATGCCAGAAATTAATGAAAACGAAGAATTACTGTTTGGAGATGCTGCTCCTAAACTAGAATTCACCCCAGTTGATGAAGGAGAATATGAAGTCACAATTGTTTCATATAGATATAAAACTACATCTACTGGAAAAGAACAATTAGAGTTCAAACTCAAAATTAGAGAAGATGTTGAACAAAAATTCAGAGGCCGCTACTTGTGGTATACCATTACAAGAAAAGATGGCGACAGAGCGTTCAACTATTACTTCATTAATCAATTATTAGTCGCAACAAAAAATTGCCCAGATTACAGAGAAAGATTTGGCAAAGAATTTGATGAAGTGTTGCAATATCTCATGGGCAGAGAATTTAGATTAACTGCCACAGTGAGAGAAGCTGTCGATGGTGGAAAACCTGGTAATGATGTGGATGGAAATTCATTCACAGAATCAAAATGGAACACTACCCATCCAAAAATGCAAAAAGTCGCTGATGGTGTCGAAGGCAAAAACTTAGACTCGATTGAAATTAGCGATGATTCATTACCATTCTAATTAATAAAATACACTGAGGTTGACCAGTGGGCCCAGTTAGGCTTAAAAAATATAACGTCACTCGTTAGGGTATGCGCTATAAATACTCCGTCAACATAGTTTTAGAGGCCCCGTAATGGCGCCGCCCCGTTTAGAATAAAGGCCCAGGGTTATCCTGCGCGATTCTATGGCGGGTAAATAAAAGAGCAAAGCAGATGGCTCTATAAACATGCCGTTATATCAAGGTGGAAAGTGAGCTGCCATACTACGCGAACAAATTGCGCAAGTTCAAGTCTGAGATCCAGGAGTCGTTCATCTGGTGATATAACGTTACGGAAGGTTACCCAAGTTGGCTGAAGGGGGCGGTTTGCTAAATCGCTAGGCCCGATGGGCGCATAGGTTCGAATCCTATACCTTCCGCCACGGAGGGCTGTGATAATTGGTATTCAGGCGGTCTTGAAAACCGTTGTGCCGAAAGGCATTCAGGGTTCGAGTCCCTGGCTTTCCGCCAAAATTTATCCCAGGCGAAGCGATGAAAACTGGAGAACGCTAATTAGTTCTATGAAAGTCGGTAATTGGGTAACTTCGCCATCATTATAACGATGTAGCCAAGTTGGTAAGGCATTAGACTTTGACTCTAATATTCCCTGGTTCGAGCCCAGGCATCGTTGCCAAATAATTAAATTACAACCTAACAAAAAAGGAAACAGACACATGAAAACATTAGAAGAACTAGAAACTCAATATGCCAAAATACCACAGGAAATGAAAAATCTCCGTAGATGGATTGGCTTTAAATTATTACAAAAAGATGGAAAAACAACCAAGGTTCCATTTAATGCTATTACAGGTCAATACGGCAGCTCCACCGATCCACATTCATGGACATCATTTAGGGTTGCTATGCTGGGCTGTGTGAAATATCATTTTGATGGTCTTGGTTTTTGTTTAGGCCAAAATCCAGAAGATAACACATTCATTTCTGGAATTGACTTAGACAACCATGGAGAAGAAGATTTCAAGCAAATCGCCACTGAATTTATTGAAACTTTAAATTCTTACACAGAATTATCTCCAAGTGGAAAAGGTATTCATATCATCATTAAAGGCAAAAAACCTGATGGTAGATGTCGTAAAGATAATATTGAAGTTTATAGCACTGGTCGTTTCTTTACTGTTACTGGAAATGTCGTAAAACCTATGCCTGTCATGGATCGTGAAGAGGAATTGGCAGACTTATGGGAAAAATACTTAAAGCAAGAAGAAACTGAACGATACACGCCAGTTGATGATGATTTCGAAGGTTTTGCGTTTGGTAGTAGTGCTCCTCGTAACATTTCATCTTCACCAGTCGTTTCTTTAAGCGATGATGAAGTTTTAGATGCAATCGAGCATAGTCCAAGTGCCAACGATTTCTTTAGATTATTTAATGGCGATATGTCCGCATATGGTGACGACCACAGTCGTGCCGATGCTGCATTATGCCAATATTTAGCTTTCTGGACTGGGTGCGATAAAATGCAAATGGACCGTATTTTTAGAAGAAGTAAATTGATTCGTGAAAAATGGGACCAAAAACGAAACGCAACGAATAGAAACGGGATTTCGTTATCTTCCGGCACATACGGAAGTCAAACTATTGAATTAGCCACTTCCAGCCAAAGAGATGTTTATCATCCAAGTCCAAAAGAAGTTATTACCACAAGTAAAACTGTTCCTATTGTGAGCGGTAATACGGAAAATGTTGTTAACGTGATTCAATCGCAAACCGCTATCGTAGAATTTGATGAACGTGGCGATCCAATCATTGATACGACTAATCTCATTTTCAAACATTATCCATTAAATGATACTGGAAATGCTGAACGTTTTTATGACTATTTTGGCGAATATTTTAAATATAATGAGGATGATAAATCGTTTATGTTTTGGACCGGTAAAACCTGGGCTAGAAACATGCCAAGTTGCGTGAGAAAATACGCGAATAAACTAATTGAAATATTAAAGAGTGAAATTTTTAATACTCGTCGTAAATTAGAAGAAGCTATTAGACAAGGCGAAGAATCTAAAGAAGATCCAAAGAAATTAGATGAATTATTAAAAGCACAAGAAAAGAATTTGCAACGTGTTTCAAATACTAACGGAAAAAATGCCATGATTAGTGAATTACAGGCTCTTCATGATATTCCAGTGAAAAACAGCAACTTTGATAGACAAGAAGAACTGTTAAATACTGAGAGCGGTGTGGTTAATCTCTACACTGGTGAAGTATATCCTTTTGATAAGAAATATATGTTATCTAGAAATACAAATTGTGGTGTCAGTTTTGATGAACCAAAAGTTTGGATGAAATTTTTACACGATATATTTAAAAGAGACAATCCAGAAGAAACTGAGGAAATTATCGAGGTCGTGCAAATGGCTTTAGGTGAATCTCTAACTGGTAGAACAAATAAAGACCGTATGTTTATTCTTTATGGAAATGGTAGTAATGGTAAATCAACATTTATTAAAGTATTTAGTGACTGTTTCGGCGATTATGCCACATCTATGAGCAGTGAAATGCTTGTTTCAAAAGGAAATACATCTGTTCAATCAAAAGAATTCTCTTTGAATGCTTTGGCCGGTAAACGTGCAATTACTACATCCGAAACCGCTGAAGGTCAAAAACTAGATGAAGTCTATTTCAAACAAATGTTATCTGGTGAAAAGATTACTGCTCAAAAGAAATTCGGTGATTCTTACGATTTCCTACCAACATTTAACCCATGGATGTCCACAAATAACAAACCAATCATTCGTGCAACCGATGATGGTACCTGGAGAAGAATTTATTTCATTCCTTTCCTTAATAAATTTAAAGGCAAAGACAAAGATGTCACAATGCCTAAAAAACTTTATGCTGAACGTGCTCAAATCCTAGGATGGATGATTAAAGGCGCAGTAAAATTACATAATGATTATAAAGACAACATTCCTACACCAAAATGTTTGGATGAAGCATTGATCGATTATAAGAAAGAACTCGATGTTATTGTGGCTTTCTTAAATGATATGACAGTGGCACATCCTGATATGGAAATTAATACGCAAATTCTATATCGTGAATATAAGAACTGGTGTAAAGAAAATGGTGAGTTCCAATATAATGAACGTCGTTTCAAAGCGGAAATGCCTAAAAAAGGCTATCCGGTGAGAAAGGACCGAAACGAAGGCGAAGTATATGTTGGTCTAAAGCTGGCCACAGATAATAAAGGATTTATTTTTGGGGAGTAGCAGCATATGGGTGAACAGATTAAAATTGGAACAAAAAGTGAAAAAAATCTAACAGAACTCCTACGAAATTTCGGATTTTGGGTTTATAACATGCCGCTTAAAATCAATGGACAGCCTTGTGATATCATTGCTATAAAAGGCCATAATGATAATGTTGTGTTCTTAATCGATTCGAAGCACACTGCAAAAAAACCATCATTTCCATTCGAAAGAATTGAACCCAATCAAATGGCAGCAATGGATTATGCTACTAACTTTGCCGGAATTAAAAATGTAGGATTCGCCATCTATTTTGAAAGAGACGAAAACTGGTATTGGATGCCATTTGAACAATATCTAAAATCCAATAAAAAAAGCGTAAACATTAGTGAATTAAAATTGTTGGAGGACATGATCAATGAAAGTATTGGTTAGTAATAGAATCACAATAGATAGTCCTTCAACTGAATTATATTCTTGGTGTGTGCAAAATTTAATTGTCACCAATCCAGAATGGCAAACATTAACTAGATTAGGCAAACAAGATCAAATTGCGCGTTATCATATTCCACAAGAAATGAAACTATTCGTGAATTATGGTATGGCCAGATTAATTCTTCCGTTTGGAGTATTATATGCGATTTGGCCGTTCATTAAAAATTCTGATATTGAATTGAAACTGAACGACAACGGTGTTGTTCTTGACCAAAACATGAAAATAAGCATGCCACTATTTGATTATCAAGAACAAGCTGTACAAAAAATGATTGTTGCCAAAGGCGGTGTATTAGAAGCCGCAGCTGGTTCTGGCAAAACCAATTGTGGTATTGAAATCATTAAAAGAATAGGTCATAACGCATTATGGCTATGTCATACAGGAGATTTGCTAAGGCAGACGGTGGATAGAATCCATCTATTATATCCTGATATTCCAGTAGGTACAATTACCGAAGGAAAACTGAACATGGTCACAAACGGAATTACAGTGTCCACTATTCAAACATTAGTTGATGTAGAAGAAGATTATTATAAGGACTTGTTTGATGTTGTGGTCTGTGACGAGTGTCATAAATGTGCTGGTAGTCCTACTCTTAGAAAAATGTTCGTTAAGGTCATTGAGAAAATACCAGCGCGATACAAATTTGGATTAAGTGCTACGCCAGAACGTAGCGATACAATGATTAAAAGTATGTATACAACGTTAGGGTGTAATATGCTTGGTCAATTTGAACCCACGTTCACAATTGATAAAAGTAAGACTAACACGCTTCGAGCCACACATATTAGAGTCGATTTAGATACACCTTGGACATATGAAGTGTTAGATGCGGACGGAACATTCAATTATATGACGCTTTTAGACTATTTAGGACACAATACAAAGCGAAACGAACAAATAGTCGAGAATGTTATAAAAACGCTGAAAACGCACAAAAAACAAATCGTGCTGTGTCAACGAGTTGAACATTGTGAAACACTCCATCAAATGCTTCTTGATCGAGGCATAAAAAGTGTGTTACTAGTCGGAAAAGTCACAAAGAAAAAAAGAGTTGAGATTCTTAATCGATTAGTAGACTATAACGTCATTGTTGGTTCCTACGCATTAACTAAAGAAGGACTTGATATAAAAGAATTAAGTTGCTTACACTGGGCGATGTTGAACAGCAACAAAGTTGATACGATTCAGAGTGTGGGTCGAATCGAACGAGTATGTGAAGGGAAACCAGAACCAGAAGTATATGATTACGTGGACATCAATTTCCCGTATTGCATAGGAAAATATAAAAAACGAGCTGGATGGCTCAAAAGGAGATAAGAATATGAACAATTTAAATGAAGCATTCAAACAAACATTTTGCGGTCCGGTACGTGGCGATTGTTGTTCTCATGATATTTATGTAGCAATTAAACCAGTAACCGTTCAAGAGTTGTGTGATTATATTATTTCTAATAAAGGCGAATGGGGCTATATTGGTATTGCTGCTCCTGAAACAGTATTTGGCGATCCAGAGGTTGAATATTGTGATGGAAGATATGTTGATGGCAAAAGAAATCCTATTGAATTCAAATTTCCACCACATATTGCTAATGCAGTCGTGAAACGCATTGATTGGGATGGTGGCTGGTCTAGAGCAGATTGGTTACTTACTATTTAAAGAAGGTTTATTGTTATGATTAAAAACGCAAAAATTAAATATAGCTTTTTAGGGGTAGATGAATCTGGAGCCCTTGTCGCTTATTTAGGTTTCGAATATAAAGATAGCAATGAGTGGCAAAACATAAAAACTAATGATGTTATTCTTTTAGATGTTTCCTTAATAAAAGATATACTTAATGTTCTCGAAGTTCGTTCATGGGAAGAATTGCCACGCAAATTTGCTCGTATAAGAATTGATGGTTTCAAAGTCGGAGCAATTGGAAATTTAATCGAAGAAAAATGGACGGAGGTGAAATGATGTGCCAGAGTTATTGGAAATAGTCCTATATATCACAATTTGCATCATTTTATTTCCAATTATATTTCTTATTTATGTTATAGCAGGATTGCTTGACTTAACTTATTTTGAAAGGCATAAACAATATGGCAAACAAAAGAATCGGAAAAATTTATGATGGGCGATGGAAAGTTATCCGTTATGAAAGGCCCAAATACATTCTTCAAAATATTTATAATTATGAAGAAATGTCAATTAAAGACATCACATTAAAAAAGATAGAGGAAGGAGGAACCACAATTTCAAAAGTGAGATTACATCATATGAGAAGGCAAGGAAAGAAATTGGGGTTTAAATGGTAATATGAAAAAAGGTGTAAAAAAGATGTATAAGCATCTAGAAGAAATGCTAGGCGACTGGCATGCAGGGTTATTAATAGCGTTATTGTGCGATGCTTTCGATAATTTTGTGGAAGGATCCGACGAAGGGCGCAATTTAAGAACCATAGAAATTAAATTAAATAATTTTTTTAGCACAAAATACAATTGCATAAAGGGAGAATACGAGAAATGAGTTTAGATGAATATGAGCTATTGGAATCTTTAAGAAGAGAAATAGAACTTTGTCAAAAAAAGCGACATGTGAGATGTTGCAGCGCTTGTTTGAGGTTTAATTTCTGTGATGTGTGTAATAATCATAAGGAGCTAAAAAATGAACTTAAAAGACATTAACAATTTCAGTTATATTGAGATTTGCCCCAAATGTAATAAAAAATTTAGGGTATACGAAGAAGAACAAATTCCTGGCTTTAGGGACATGGAATATATGATTTGTCCATATTGCAAAAAAACAATTAGACAAAGTATGGAATATGAATACGTAACAGAAAAGATCGGAGAATAAAATATGAAAATCAAATTAATTAAATTTAGAGAAGACTTAATTCCACCAGTTAGAGCACATTATAACGATGCTGGTATTGATTGCTTTGCACAAGAGGATTTTGCCTTAAATCCATTAGATACTACATATGGACTCACACAATATAACCAGCTATTATTTCCGTTAGGCTTTGGATTAGAGGTTCCTGATGGTTATATGGCCACCATCCGTCCACGTTCTAGTATGAATATAAAAGGAATTATAACTCAGATTGGAACAATTGATAGTGGTTATCGCGGCGAAATCAAAGCGTATTTTATCAACACAACAAATAATAGATATGATTTCAAACGTGGCGACAAGATTTGCCAAATTGTTGTCGAGCCAGTCGTTCTAGCTGAACCAGTTTTGGAACTTGGCGAAGAGCGAGGAGAAGGCGGATTTGGTTCCACTGGAAAATAATATGACTATTAAGGACCTTATTGATACATTAGAAAACGGCGCTACAAAATTAACTATATACGATGATGAAACCGGTGAATTATTTTTCAAATCAATATGGTATAATTTAATCGCTGAGGATTTAAAGAACAAAAAAATTAAACGCATAGTCGTAACAGATTATCAGTTAAAGATAGGAATATGAAAGAAGTGATTACAAATCAATATCGTGTATATACGCAAGATATTTATATATTGTGTTTCGCGGGCATAAAAGTTATTTTTGAAGTATGCCGCGTTACACGTAATAGCGTTTTTCTTGTCGAATTAGCCACAAAACGATATAAGGACGGAATAATAGTCGATGAAAATCTTTCCTTGTCTAAAAATCCGTTTTTCGTTAAAGAGAATAATAATCGATTAAAATCCACATTTGAAGTGTTTCCGCTTGCTGATCGAACTATACCAATTGAAATCACAAAAGACAGTGATATATACTGGGAAGCGTGTAAATATGTAAAAGAACCGGTTGTGGGATGGTATTTAGCGGAACCGTTCCCGAACTATTTAAATGCTTATTGGAAGGAGCCTGAAATTTATTATGAAGATATACCAACAGAATCTGAATGCGACTGTTAAAGAAGAAAAACAAGTTAGGGAATATTTGGAACATTTAGCCAAAGAATTACCTGATTATGAAATTAGATACTCGCAAAAAACTCGCCTTATGCAGCTAACTATGGTTGATGAAGATGCTGATGCGACTTATATTTTCTTCGTGCAATTTAGTATTGGTGTGTATAACACAGATATCTCAAAATTACTTGCCGATGCTATGTCTGAAATATATAATAGAATGTGAGGAAAAATCTATGGCAAAAGTGTATGTAACTCCTGATGAATTTAAGAACTCTGCTAAGGGCGGATTTGATTTAAGAGATGCTCTTGAAGGTTCTTTTAATGAGAGCCTTAGCGCAGAAGATTTTTTAGAAGATGTCACAGACCATCTTATGGATTGGATCGATACTGTATCGTTCAGGAATTATAAATGGGACAGAATGACGCCATTTCAATTAGAAAAATGGAAAGATGCTATTATTGTGCAAGCCAAATATACATATAATGAAGGCTTAAAAGCTCTTGGTGAATTTTCTGGAACTGATGATGAAAAGGGACAGATTTTCACAATTAAAGTGTTAAGAGATGTTGAAGTTTGTATTCGTTGCCGCGAAATCTTACAAAGAGCCGGATTGTTAAACTTCAATATCAAGAACAGAAGAAGGCACTGGCCAAACGGCAGCAATTATGGATTCTTTTAATAGAATCTTTTTTTTACAAAATTATTTTAAAAAATATATTGACACATTTTTATTTTTGTAATAGTATATAGGCAAGAAACAAGGAGGAATAAATATGAATCCAAATTATCGAAAACATCATTTAAAGAAAGTGATGGAAAACAGAGATATGAATGCAGCAAACGGAGAACAAAAAATTATTCAAGTGCATGAAACTTGTTTAACAGATTTTTTGAAGAACTTCGACGGTTGTATTAAAATTATGGCTAAAGAAGGAGATTTATATACTGTTGAAATTTTCATCATGGATAAATCTGAATATCCAATGAATTAAGAGGGAATTATTATGAAAGAACAAAAGATAGAAAGAGCAAGAAATATGATTGTTTATAACTTTAATAGTTGGTTAAAAGATGAAAACGAAAAAGGTTGGTATATTGTCCAGATACACGAATGGAAAACATACAATGATAGTGACAGACTTGATTTTGTTATTTTAATGGAGAGAAAGGTTTCGTTATGAGATATATTAGAACAAACTACGGAATATTTGACATTGAAAAAGATTTTGTCATTGAGCAATTTAAAACTTATGAAATTATCAAACAAGCCGATACCATTGAAGAATTATGCGACGAGTTTATATTAGTTGCTCCTTATAGATTTAGAAGACCTAAGACTGCAACTGAATTAGAAAAGGACTTTGAAGAAATGAAATATTTCTACACAGATAAAAATGACACTATCTATGGCGCAATTTGGATTGAATTAGATAATGGCGCTATGAGATTAGAACCTGTTGCAAAAATGAATGAGAAAGGGGAATTGGAACTGTTGTGATCGATTACGACAAATACGGGGATTTAGTATATCATCAACTATTACCTTACTTTAAGGAGTTTATGATACAAAGAGAGGTCAAAAACAATTCTAAATTAGATGTAAAATTAATAATTAAAAATGCTAGTAAAATAAGGAGGAGATTATGGATAAACAATTAGAAAATTATTTATTAATTACTGGGGAACAATTTAAAACATTTGAAGCTGCACTTGCTTGTATGTGCAAGAAAGAGAACTATGGCAAAACCGAAGTGAGAAAGTTCGGCGATGTCTATGTCGTAATTCCAAAACAAAAGAAATAAGGGGGATTTGCTATGGAAAATGAAAAAATGACACCGTTAGATGTATCAAAACAATTAAAAGATTTTGTTTTGTCATACACAAAGAATGGATTAGATAGAAGATTCATTATAGGCTCTTTTAGCATCATTGAAAATGTTCTTGGAGAATATGAAGCTCTAAAGCCACGTCTTATTCATCCGGAACAAGTGTTTCAAGATTACAAGGAATTAAAAGCACTAGACATTATTAGAAGAATTGTTAAGAGTGCTGACGAACCAATGCCCCCTTATGAGGAAAACAGTGTTTTTACAAAAGAAGAATACGATCTATTAAAAGAGGTATTATTATGCCAACAATAAGATTTATTCTCTATATGAATGATGGAACAGTTAGAATACTGTATTCACGAAGAGGAGTTGAATTCTTGCAAGGTCAATACAAAAGTATTAAGACAGAAATAATAACTGATGAAGGATGGAAAGATGTATCAACATGCCGTTCATGAAAGATAGCAAATGCAAACATACTTGTAAACATAGTTATTATGCTCCTGAAAAAGGTTGGGTTTGTGAGGAGTATGGAGAATGCTTTATGTGTTCATTATGCGATTCTCACGAAAAGAAAAAAGAAGACTTAGTAAAAGAGGTGTTGCTATGAAATACGTTAGAGTTTACGACAGTCTTTATGAGCAAGAATATATTGTTAGTTATAAAAAACACTGCGAACAAGTTGCTGATTTGCAAGACAACGGTATAGATTTTGAAGGCTGTATAATTAAGTCTGCCGACACCATTGAAGAATTGTGTGACGAGTTTGTCGATATTGATAATCGTGATTATTATAAGATTTCTCACAAAGATGGAATAACATTTGCTTTATCTAAAACACACAGACTTTTAGGCAATTATGATATTCGTTGCAAAGAAATTGGGCAAATAATGGGTTCAATCTATACCGATAAAGGTTTAATTTATGTCGCTAAAATGAATGAGAAAGGAGAATTGGAATTGTTATGAGATATACAGAAAAAGAAACTAATATAATTGGACTAGAAACAGGCTTTTATAGAATTAAAAAAGATAATTCTAATTCATGTATAACTGATAATTGTGGGAATCAAAGAGAGTTAAATAGTTTGTTTTTAGGACAACAAAAACTTGGTCAATTAGAAGATGATGAAGAAGATATCGAATTTGATCTTCATACGATATTAGCGACATTAAAAAGTAGTCATGGTATTCTAGTCAAAAACACACAAGGGATTAGAGGATATACTTACCATAGTCGTTCATATTTAACATTTGGATATGACGAACATGATGGATGGTATTTCACTTACAAATCAAAAGGAATGCCACAATATTTTATAAAAGATTATAAGGTTACATGGGCTTTTAATAAGGAGGATTTATTATGAAAACATTACTAACATTCGCGTTCTATGAAGATTTTGAAGAACGTTCAACGATCGGCATCATTAAAGACAAAAGCAAAATTACTGCTTTAATCAAAAATCATTTTGAAGAAGCCTTAAATAAAACGGCCCAAAGCGATGATTATATTCAACCAGGAGTTCAATACGAAACCGAAATTGATATTTCATTCGACAAAGAAAAGAATGTTTATCATGCCAGGGGTGTGATTACAGATATCGAAATGAAAAAGCAATTCGAAGAACTTCCTGAAGATATGAAAATCGGCTTCGATTATGCTCTTATGGCTCCTGAATTCGAACTTGATGGATTCTATCGTTTAGATGAAGTTAAAGAAATCTAAGCAATTATTAAAAGAGGAATTATTATGAGAATCTGGTCATATACAAAAGCTCCGATTGTCACATTCTTAATTACATCTACTATCTTGTTAGTGCTCTGTTTTGTGGCTAAAACCGAAGCGGCCTATATAGGCGAAAGAATAATCTTTGCCATCTATTTCTTCGGCGGTGGATTCGGTGTTATAGCAAACGAAAAAGAAGCCAACGATCGATATCTTGAAATGAAACATTTTGAAGGAAAATGGAACGAATACATTAAAAAGCATTTGGAGGAAATTTAAAAATGAAAAAATTATTATTAGCATTATTGCCACTAATGTTATTAACATCATGTGAGAATGTAAAAGGTCCGGGTGGAAACCAAATGGTCACCGGCTCAAAGACCTATTACTATGCTTTAGTCTATTCTCAGATCACAGACACAAAGTATTATCACATCAGAGGTTGGGCTGAATATGGACCGGACGGTGTATATGTCAGCCAAGGCGGAAAAATGGCAAATTATGTCGGCATCGAATTACAGTTAATGAACGGCGATGTAATTTATCGTTACGAGCCAGAACTATCCTATGAAATGTCTAAAAATTTAAACGCTCAATATGTGCAATTATACGGCATTATTGGTGATTAAAAATGAACTTCTATGATACTGTAACCGAAATGGGTTATACCATATTAAAATGTGAAGAAGTCATTGATATTCTTCGTGACGATCCGTTAGCGGAAACACACATTGTCTTTTATACCAATAAGAAAAAAATTATCGGGTTCTTAAAACCGTTAAAAAATCTATTTGATATCAATGATATGTCCCACATCTACAAACTATACAGGGACATGCAAAAAGACTTAAAATTATTAGCAGAGAAAGCGAGATATGAAATTGTATGAAAACTAAAAAGACTACTTACGTATATCAATTAATTTACAAATTTAAAAAACATCCAGAGCTTCTTTTAGAGCATGGATTCCAATTTTATTCCGACGAGGACAACGAAGTTAAAATCTTTGCTCACCCTGTCACATTAAAAGAGGACAATCCACTTTTTGTTCAGTGTGTTCGTTTTTTAGAACATTGTTATGAAGAAGCGACAACAAAAGAACGTGAAGAGGATTTTTCCGGTTTTGAATTTAAGGAAGAACTACAACCGGACCAAAAAACAAAATGTTCTTTAGTCATGACCGATGAAATTAGAAAAGAATTTGAAGCGGCCCAAATCTGTGTCAGTATCGATAAAAATAATGAAGATGCCGCGATTCTGTTCGTGAATTCACCGATGCAAGATGCACATTATAATTTCCAAACATTATATGATTGTGATCCTGAGTTTATCGAGAAGTTGTTAAAGGACAGAGTGATATTTAAAAGGAGATATCGTTATTAATGAACTATGTCAAGTATCAGGACAGAATCATAGATGTGCGTGGCTTGATTGTTAAAGACACCTACTATAACTTAAAACCAAATGAAGTATGTATAGGGGGACATTATAAAAGCGCAGATACAGTTGATGAACTGCTCAATCGTTATGTGACTGTGAAACATGGCAGTTATAAAATTTACACAAAATTGCAATTTGGTAAATTAAGACAATCTGAATTATTAAAAATGTTGGTTAGTGGTTTTTATATCTATGGAGCTATTTGGACCGCTAACGGATTAAAATATGTTGCTGAAATGAATAAAGAAGGGGGATGGAAATTATTATGAGAACGCCAGAAGTTCAAAATTTAATAAACAAAGCAATTTGCAATCCACAAGGATTAAGAGTATTTATTAACAACCACAATGAAATAATTATTGCTCCAAAACTAAATGCTTATTTTCGCTTAGAAGATGTCGAAACCGAACTAGAATTTAAATGCAAATGCTTAGAGTGGTTGTCATTCTTTGTGGCTGATAATCACTGGTTTGGAGAAGATACGCTAAGAAGAAAAATAGAACGTTTTATCAATTATATGTTAGACACTCATTTTAATCATGACGACTATCAATACATTTATGAGAAACTAGGAAATCGAGTGAATCATAACTTAACTGTTCAATTCATCGAGAGTGGTTATGATATGAATCTATTAGGAAAGGCAGTGCTAGTATGAGTTTAATAAGAACAGAAGATGGACATATTTTTCCATTACAAGATAAAACAATGACAGAATATCTTTATCAAGAAAATGGTGATTTTAAATCGAGCAAAATTATTGCTAGAGCTGATTCCATCGAAAAACTATGCGATTGTTTTATCAAAATCAAACGAAATAAGGGCTGCAAGGATTTCATCTTAAAATTTGATCACACAGACTTAACAAGATTAAAAGAGCAAAAATTAAAATATCCGGAAAGTCCTGTTTATGGAGCAATTCATGTCGAGAACAAGGGCCTTATCTATGTCGCGAGAATGAATGATAAAGGAGAATTAGAACTACTATGAAATACGTTAGAACGAAAGACGAAAGAATACTAAAAAGTTTTAGAGATGAAATGTCAACACTTGAATTAGAAACACTTATCGCTCAAGAGATAATAATATCAAATGACGAAATTATTGCCCAAGCCGACACTATTGAAGATTTGTGTGATAAGTTTGTGTTAATTACAGAAATAGGTATTTGGGAAAGAACAAGTTATAGGTCGATGAAAAGTGAAAGAAATTGTTATAACAAAGTAAGGAACGATTTTATAAAAGAAATCTATGGTGCGATTTGGACTGAATGGGGTTTGAAATATGTAGCAAAAATGAACGATAAAGGAGATTGGGAATTGTTATGAACAACGAAAATGATGAAAAAATTAAAAATGCCGCGGTATTAGAGCTTGCTGATTTATTGGAAGCGTTAAGTGAAGAAGAAATTGAAGCGGCCTATCGAATAGTAAGAAACAGAAAAAGAGTAAGGGAGTGTGTTGCAGCATGAACATTTATGTAAAAACTAAAAACAAAATATACGGAATGATTCCAAATGTTGTATCTTCTATTGAATATAATAAAGACGATGTTGTTGGCGAAGAAGGTGCCTATTGTATTTATTATTTTGATGAAGATAAAGGCGAACATATAGAATATGATGAATTAGGTGGTCGTTCTATGGATTGTGTCTGGGACAGTGACGTGGTAAAAACCGCTCATTCCATCGCAGAATTATGTGATGAATATGTGTGGGACAACGGCACAAAACCAATGATTATTAAGATGCCTAAAAAATTATCACAATCACAATTAGATGATATTAAAAATGGCATGATAATCTATGCAGCAATTTGGACTGAATGGGGTTTGAAATATGTCGCCAAAATGAATGAAGAAGGAAAATTATGTTTAATTTAGAAGATTTTAAATATGTTACGATAGAAACCGAAAATGAAAGATGGTTTTATAATACAGGATGCCAATATCCTCTTATTTGTCCTAAAGGAACAAAAGTTAAGTTTGTTCAAGTATTTAGCAATTATTATGGAACATGGTTTGAAGTTGAATACAACGGACAAATAAAATATATTCTTCCTTGTTTATGTGATGGAAATGTAATGATAAAACATGAAGAAAGAAAATGGTTAGATATTCCTTCGCTAAAAGTTAAAGAAATTCATATTTTTACTGATAGGTTTGGAAAAAAATACAAATTATTGAACGAAAAAGGAGATTTGGAATTGTTATGATTGTAGAAATACCATTATGGCTTTTTATAGTGTTCATTTCACTATTTGGATTACTCGTTATTCATAATATAATTGGAGATTTTTTTGCAAAAGTTTTTTATAAAATAATTAAAGATAAGGAGAAAGAAAATGAGTAAAGGTTTAGAGGCATTAGAGAACTTAAAAATAATAGCAGATACAGAAGCTGATATTTTTACTCAAAATTGTAACAATAAATGGGCTAATATCATTGAGCAAGAACTCAAAGCACTAGATATTTTTAAGACATTTATGTTGCCAACTATTGGTGGTATTAGTTTTAAAACAAGAAAAAACTTTGGTGAAGATGAAATTGCTTATTATATTTTAATAAATGGGCAACAAGTTTATCGTTGTAAAACCCAAGAAGAATATGATTTATTGAAAGAGGTATTATTATGAACGGACTTACCAGTGAATATTTAGATTTTGTCCCAGGAAAAATGACAAGGCCACCAAGAGAAGATATCAATAACGTCATTTTTGTTTTTTCACGCAGAAAAGATAAAACGATTTACAAAAAGAAAAACTATTTCATCGGCACGATTGTTTATCAAAACAAAATTAAAGAATATATTTTTGTATACAATAAAGAATATGACGCGCTACGCAGTGACACATTAATGAAAATCGGCGCGTTCTTGGATAACTTAAATAAGAATAGGCTTGTGTTCGATCCTGAAGCTGGCGAGATATATCCCAATAAATAAAAAAAGAATCGGCCGAGGCCAATTCCCGTTTGCAACTATATACATATTATAATATGTTTTATTTTATTTTCAAAGTAATATATAATTAAATATGTATGAGAGAAGATATCTACACTATTCAAGGTGATAAAAAAGTCATAGATTTGCAAAAATTATTCGGCAGAGGATACAACAACGGTCTGTTTTTTAATTTTAAAGGCAGGTACCGTTTTTATGTTGGTTCACGTGCTTCGAAAAAATCACAAGATATGGATGGGTATGAGCCGATTTTGAAAATTCTTAGTGACGATCGAAGAAATATTATCATAGTTAGACAAAACGATGTTGATAACAGAACATCGACTTTCCCTAACATTTTAGCGTGTATTGAAGATTTAGGATTGCAAAAGGAATTTAAAACAACAACACAGCCTTTAGAAATTACCTATAAGAAAACTGGCCAAAAGATTTTATTCAAGGGCATGAACAACCCAACTTCCATCACATCTACAAAATTCGCTCATGGATATTTAACTGATGTCTACCTCGAAGAAATGTATGAGATTCAAAACTACTCCGACTTCTTACAGTTGGATGGTTCTCTTCGTGTGGATAAAAAAACAGCAAAAGAAATCAGCATTCAAATTACCGGAATCATGAACCCTTGGAGTGCTGATCACTGGGTATTTACTGAATTTTTTAAAAACCGTCTTGAACCTACAGAAGAATATATGGAAACTCACATGTGGGACGACTACAAAGACGAAAACTTTGTTGGTCCATTCGGTGTCGGTCTTTATCTACATCAATCCAATTATAAAATTAATGAATTTAGAGATGATACCTGGGACTTAGCAGCTCAGGAAATGAAACGTCGTTCACCGGACTTATATAAAACCAACTTCTTAGGCTTATTCGGCGCGACAACAGGTTTATGTTATCCAGAATTTAAAGAGAACTGTTTAGTTAGTGCTGAAGATATTATGGCTAAGGATGATATCATGTATTTTGCAGTTGGTATCGATACAGGTTTATCAAACGGTGAGGGCAAGAAAATTCAAATTAAAAAAGGTGAAGATCCAAGTGTAAAAGTTAGATCGGCTACAACTATGATTCTTTCTGGGATTACACGTGACTTTAATGATGTCTACGTTGTGGATGAATATTTCCATAGTAATAACAAAGGCGATAATGCAACAAACACAGATAATCAAGATGATTTACCTTATCCAGTTTTATTGCGTCAGTTAATGAACACACTCGTAGACTGGACCAAAAAATATTCCAATACACCACGTGGTAATTTGCTCATGAAAGGAACCGTAAACTGTTTTGTGGATAACGCCGATCAAGGAACGATTGATAACTTAACAGCGATGGCCAGGGAATTTGGTCTATACAATTTCAAATTTACAGGTTCAACAAAGAAGCCAATTCAAACACGTGTCGACTTCGAAAGAATGCTGATGGCATACAGTTGTTTTCATGTGAATAAGGACTGGTGTAAGAACACAGTAAGAGAATATAAAGTAGCTCGTAAGGGCGAAAAAGGTGAAGCGAGAGCACCAGGCAACGATCACTGCCTAGACAGCGTAGCATATAGCCAGGCACCTTTCTATCCTTCTATCAAACTTTGGAAAACTAAATTTAAAGAACACTAGTTTTTTATATATATTTCATATATATTTTTTTATGCAAAATTATTTTTATTTTTTTATTGACATATTTTTATTATTCCTATAATATATAGTTAAGAAATGAAAGGACAAACTTATATGAATTATGAGTATCTAAACAAAAACCCAAAACAAAAGAAAGCCGGTGACTGTGTCATTCGCGCTATATCAGCAGCGCTGGACCAATCCTGGGAACAAACCTATACCGATTTATGTAAGATTGGTGTTGAGCTATGTCGCATGCCCAATGACAGAGTCGTATGGGGAAAATACTTGGAAAGTAAAGGCTGGGTGAAATGTCCAGAACTACGCGATCCAAATAATAAACGATTTACTATTGAACAGGCACATCATTATTTAAGACCTGTTCAGTATATTATCAATGCCGGAAACCTACACGTAACATATACTAATCATCATACATTATATGATACGTGGGATTGCCGCAAAAAAATTATGCATTCATATTGGAGGAAAAAATAATGACAATTCAATATCCATGGGGCAACTTAGATGTCACCGTTACCTATAACGACGTTATCGCTTACTTAATGTCACCAACCGAAACAGACAAAGCAACTGCACATTTCTATATGGAGAAAGTCCTAAAGAATTTGTGTGATTTCATTGACTGGGAAAAATTAGAGGAAGATCAAGACTTCTACTATTTCATGTATACAAGATACCAGATAAATGACAAGGATTTAGACCGCATCGAAATGGAAGTTTACATGAGAATGTGCGCGAGCTGCCCACGTTCCAAATTCTGTCATGAAGAATGCGAAACCTGCGAAAATTTTGATAAGGAGTTAGAGTATGCTATTACCACACAACGTTAAAGTTTATAACGAGCTTTGGAGGTATGTGGAATGAAAACATTAGTAATCTGGTGTAAATGGAGCTTATTATTTGGCTTTTATAGGCTTCATTATCGAACATTTCGAAATAAAGAAAGAGCCGAAAAATACGTCGCTAAAATTAAACGCGATAAACGCAAATTCATATGGGAGGTCAAAGAAGTAAATGACAGAATTTTATGAAAGAATGAACGTTCAAAATAAAGAAAAAATGGAAATCGTGAACTATGTTATGAACATGTTCAATCACAAGAACACACTCGTTCTTGATTTAGGCGCAGGTTCGTTTGTGATCGAAAAAATGCTGCGCGAAAACAAATTCAGAGGTTCGATGATTGCTATCGAAAAAAATGCAGTCGAATGTAAACCTATGACAAGATGTGAAATAGTCCAGGGTGATATTTTCTACGGAACTCTAAGTAGGATAAAAAAGATTTGTAAATTTAAAAATGTAATTGTGGTTTTATCTGCTATTTTACATGAATTAGATGAACATAAAATGGGCATGATCGCCGACTTAATTAAGTTAATTGGACATACTACGAATGTTCATCTAGCAATTCGTGAACCAATGATTACAAGTGATTTATTCGTCAAAGACTTCGACGTTATTAAAGACGCTAAATTTGAAGAATATCAGAGTTTACATCGTAATCAATGGAGTGACCAAGTAACATTCTTAAATTACTGCTTCTTATTATCTTATGGACCAGAAGCCTGGGAAAGAGAATCGCATGAAGGCAGGTTCACATTCACGTACATGGAACTATTAAATTTTATTTGTCGATGTGGTTGTGAAATTGATTATGTCGGATACGAAAGCAATCCGTTTTATCAACATACACTTCCTTATGATATGTTTGACAACGTTAAATATACTGGAACATTAATCCTATGTGATTGGAAAGGAGAAAGAAAATGATTGATAGAGAATTAAAAGTTGGCGATTACATTTTCAGCGCTAACGGATATTTAGCAAGAATTACCAAAGTCAACAAACAGACTTATTCAATTGAGATCATATCCGGAAATTATTTATATGCAGACACTATTCCTTTTAACGGTATCAAACATGGATATTACGCATCAGGAGAGTGGTTCTACTGTGATGATCCAACCACTAAAGCATTAGATTTAGTATTAAAGAATTACAAATCTCTTAAATTAGAATTGGAATCATTAACAAGAAAAACAGAATACTTAACAGAACTCAAAGAGAAACTCGAAGAGTGTTTGGATATGCTAAGTTAAGAAAGGGGGAAGGAATATGGATGTAACATTACAATGGATTGATGATGAAAGAATCATCAACATGTTAGACAAACATATTCGTGTAAACACTACAAATAAAACTGTAGAAATTTATAACGAATATGGTGTCGCATTAGTCCTCAGGGATTTACCTGAAGAAAACTACAACGCATTTAAAGCAAGATTTACAAATTTCTAGGAGGAAAACGAAATGACAACAGGAACTGTTATCGCAATTATTTTAGGAGCATGCGCGTTATTATTCTTAATAATTCTAATCGCGTGTTCTTACACTAAAGCCGGACCAGATGAAGCAATCATGATTTCTGGTTTAGGCAAAAGAAAAATTTTAAGAGGAAAGGCAGGATGGAGATTACCTTTCTTACAAAGAAAAGACAAACTATCACTTAAAGTATTCCAAGTCGACATTAAAACTCGTGAATCCATCCCAACAAATGAATTTATCAACATTAATGTTGACGGTGTGGCTAATCTTAAAATTTCAAGCGATCCCGAATTATTAGAGAGAGCTTTCGAAGCCACATTAGGAATGAAAGAGGACGACTTAATTGAACAAGTTAAGCAAGTCCTTGAAGGCAATATGCGTGAAATTATTGGCACTGTCGGTATTAGACAACTCGTCCAAGACCGTAAAGGTGTCGCAGAAGCAGTTAAAGAAAACGTTATTCCAGATATGTCCAAATTAGGTTTGGAATTAGTTAACTTCAACATTCAAAACTTCTCTGATAATAATCACGTTATTGAAAACTTAGGTATCGACAACATTTCACAAATCAGTAAAGAAGCTGCGATTGCGAAAGCCAATGCTGATAGAGATGTATCTATCGCCAGGGCCAAAGCAGCACAAGAAGCAAACGAAGCTGAGGTCAATTCCAGAACTGTTATTGTGCAAAAAAATACCGAATACAGTTTGAAAGAATCTGAACTCAAAATCAAAACCGATACTGCAAAAGCCGATGCTGATGCCGCTTATGCTATTCAAAAACAAAAACGTCAAGAAGAAATTAATACTGCCACAGTTAATGCAGAAATTTCTAAGAGAGAACGTGAGGTTGCTTTAAAACAACAAGAAGTAGAAGTCACTGAAAGAGAATTACAAGCAACTATTAATAAGAAAGCAGAAGCTGAAAAATTCGCTGCCGAAAAAGCCGCTGAAGCCGATTTATACAAAAGACAAAAAGCCGCTGAAGCAGAACTTATCGAAGCCCAAAAACAAGCCGAGAAAATCAAAGTTGCTGCTGAAGCTGAAAAGAATGCTCGTTCTGCAAAAGCCGATGCGGTTGTGTTAGAAGCAAACGCTGCTAAACAAGCCGCCCTCGCTGAAGCTGAAGGTATCAAAGCCAAAGGTAATGCAGAAGCAAAAGCGACTAAAGAAAAAGCTGAGGCTATGAAAGCATTTAACGAAGCTGCCACATTAAAACTCATTTTAGACAGTGGTATCTTACCAGAAACTGTCAGAGCCTACGCTGAACCTATTGCCGCCGCTCTTGCCAAAATCGATGGCATCACAATGTATGGCGAAGGCAATACTGCAAAACTCGTCGGTGAACTTCAAACTAACAGTGATCAAATCTTTGCCGGCTTAAATAAAGCATTAGGCATTGATGTCAAATCACTTATCGCTGGATATCTCGGCGGAAAACTAATCGACAAGAAAAACGACTAATTTTTAACAGGGGAACGGATTAACTTCCGTTTCCCTCGTAGGTTAAAAAGGAGGTAAAAATGAGAACATTATTATTAATGAGAGGTGCCCCAGGAGCCGGAAAAACTACCTGGATTGAACAACATAATTTACAACAATACACCCTTTCACCAGATGTTATTCGCGTTATGTGTTCTTCAAACGAACTACAACCAACTGGCGAATTTAAAATTTCTCAACAACGCGAAAACGAAAACATGGTGTGGGATGTGCTATTAAAAATTCTCGAACATAGAATGTCACGCGGCGAATTCACAGTTATCGATGCGACCTGTTCCAAAACAAAAGATATTCAAAAATATAAGGAACTCGCTGAATCATATCGATATCGTATGTTCATCGTCGATTTTACTGACATCCCACTCGAAACATGTCTAGCGCAAAATAAATTGCGTGAAGAACTAAAACAAGTCCCTTCCGCATCTATTAAAAATATCTATGCTCGTTTCGCTACTCAAAAAGTCCCCGGATCAGTAAAAATTATTAAACGCGACGAATTACAAACCCTCGAAGAAAAACCTATCGATTTATCTCAATACAAAAAAATCGTATTTATCGGTGATATTCATGGCTGTTATGATACACTCATGCAATACTTCAATGAAAATCCGATTAATTCTGAATACGAATATATTTTCTTAGGCGACTATATCGATCGCGGCAATCAAAATTACGAAACATTAATGTTTTTAAACTCAATTAAAGACTTACCAAATGTTTGTCTACTCGAAGGCAATCACGAGAGATGGATTTATGCCTACGGAAACGGAATTCCCGCTTTATCACGTCAATTTGAAACTGTCACTAAACCGGAACTGGAAAATAAATGTTTCGACAAAAAACTAGCGCGTGAACTTTATCGAAAAATCAGACAATTCTCACACTTTACTTATAACGGAATCGAAGTCCTTGCTTGTCACGCTGGCATTCCTAATTTAAACACAAATTTATTATATATCCCAACCGACAGCTTCATTCATGGCGTCGGCGATTATAGCGATTATATAATTAACGCGGAATCCTGGATGGCCCAAACTGCAAGTAATCAATATTTAGTCCATGGGCATAGAAATACCGAGGGTTCTGACATCGATGTATGTGATCGTGTCTTTAATCTTGAAGGACGTGTGGAATTCGGCGGCCAGTTAAGAATTTTGGAACTCAACAGTGATTTAACATTTAAACCTGTTTATATCGACGACTGTCAACCAGTTACCGAAACACTTATCACTGAAAATCGTCGCGCCGAAACAGTGGAAGAAGCGATTGCCTATCTTCGTAATAATCGATTCATCCAGGAAAAAGAACTTGGCGAAGGAATTTCATCATTTAATTTTACCAGAGAGGCGTTCTATAAGGGGAACTGGAACAAACAAACAGTATTAGCGCGTGGATTATTTATCGATACGAATAATAATAGGATTATCGCGAGATCATATGAGAAGTTCTTTAAAATCGGCGAGGTTCCTGAAACAGAACTGGCCAATTTAAGAAACAAACTCGTATTCCCTGTGACTGCGTATGTGAAAGAAAACGGATTCTTAGCGATTATTTCTTACGATTATAACAAAGACGATTTATTCATCGCATCAAAATCTACAAATAAGGGACCGTATGTTGATTACATTAAGAAGCAATTACAACCGTATAGAGAAAATCTCTTAAATTATTTACGCAAAGAATATGACCACTTACAAAAAGTGCCATCATTTGTCTTTGAATGTATCGATATTGAAAACGATCCACATGTGATTAAATACGAGAAAAGCACAATTGTATTACTTGATGTGATTTATAACGAGCTCAATTATAGAAGTTATACTACCTATAATGAATTAGTTGAAATCGCAAAATCGATCGGAAACTGTCCTGTGAAACGAAAAGCCTACGAGCTAAAAGACTGGGATGCCTTCCGCTCACTCTATAATCGCGTATGTGACGAGGAATATAAGTATGACGATAAATATATCGAAGGATTTGTTTTCGTCGATTCTACGGGCTTTATGACAAAATGCAAAACAGGGTATTATAATCTCTGGAAAAAATTAAGAGGTGTCGCCGATACAGCTCTTAGATGTGGATATATTACAAAGACAGGTATGCTCACATCAGCAACTGAAAATATGTTTTACGGATTCTGTCGTGGTTTGTTCGAACAGTATCATAAAGAATATCCGTTTAAAACTGATATCATATCTTTAAGAGAGGAGTTTTATAAAAAGGGAGCCTAAAAAACTCCCTTATCGATTTATTATGAAACGATTTATTTATGAAGATCATCCCAAACGAAACGAATTCGAAAAACTGTATCGTGATATTCAATTTATTTTTAATGTTGTTTATGTGAACGAACGCAAATCTAGACGCGGCAAAAAACGTGAGCGCAATATTCGATACAATATCAATGCAGTAAAAAAACAACGCAGCGACATTCCGCACAATTTAATTCGATCAGCAATTATCGCGATGAAAAACGCCTGGAAAGATGTCCCACCCGGATATAATAATGTTTTAAATTCGGAATCAGAAATTTTAGTTCGTATGACATCTAAAACTTTTTACAAATACATTTCCGGTCCGCATAATAATGATTTCCGATATGAGATGAAAGTGAAGCTGAATGAGGTGGTTCCAGTGATAGAATTAGAAGTAATTGCTGTAAAGAGTAAAGAAAATTTCTAAAAGAAAAGAGTATAAACTTGAAAGAACAAGAAAAAGATAAAAGAAAATTATAACAAAGAAAAAGTATTTAAATTAGTTGAAAAACGAGAGAAAATGTGTCAATAATTATTTATAGGACAGGCACTAAAATTATACTCTATGTATAAAAGAAAAATATTTAAATTAAGTTAGGATTTTTCTATAATTATTACATATGTGTATATGTATATATGTATAAGAATATTATATGAAAATCGTAACTCGATTTACCAAAAGTGCCCGCATACACTTTAATATATTTATATATAAAGCGTATGATTGAATCAATTTTTTAAGGGGGAAGCATATGAGCAGGCTAAAAGGCATGAAAATCTATGAAAAAATAGGAAGATTAGTAATTTTTAATCCGGCAATTAAGTATTTGAAAACGAGAAAAGAGTATGTTGTTAGTGTTCCAGATGTTTATATGTTGATGAAGTTTGGAAGTATTGAAAAATCGCTTGTTTATATATCTGGAGAGGATTTATGGAAGCTCATAAGACTTGATAATTTGGATGAATATATAAACTTCAATGAAGAACAGGGGGAACTCGATGATGAAACTTACCAGGGAATTTCCTTAGTGCAGTATCTGTGGTATTTTTCTAAGAATACAATCGATCAAGCCAGAAGAGCTCGCGGTAAGTGGGTGTTTTTAAAGAAGAGAGTGCCTAGAGGCGGACGTCCAGTCGGCAGTGTGGCGCATCATGTTGTAACGGAAGAGGAAAAGGAGCGAGTAAAGTATTTGACTAACAATTTTGAGGAAATTGTAGCCAAATGTATTCAGCATGACTGGTATGAGGAATATGAGAATTTGTTGAAGGATACGGGTAGGTTCACAAACAAAAAAGAGTGCGTTCGTAAGTGGCGTGAGTTACGTGGTCTATAAAAAATATTGTTTGCATATATGTGCTTGTGTGTTTTAAAATATGTGCGAGAGTATGATATATATGGCTAGTTTATTAGAAAGATTCCCGTTAACTAAAGAAGTGTTCGAAGATAAAGTAATCGGTATTGGTGCAAAAAAGACTGTTGTTTGCACTATTTTTCGCAAGACTCCAGAAGAAATGGACTCTTGGTGTATGGAAAATTATGGAATGGATTTCAATACGACCTATGAGATATTGAAGCAACTCACATACGCTGAATGGAAAGAATGTCTGAAAGCACTTGGAACAAAAGGAAATCCGACTGCTATGAGTATTATGCAAGAACGATTAGCGGAAGATGCAGAAGAACAAACTAGTGGCATAACATTTAATGTTAATGTCAAGGTGGAGAGCGATAATGAGAAGTGTTGTGGCTAGACAGGTAATGAACGAGGTCAATGCCGAGAAGAGCTTGAAAAGTAGCGGTCTGAGAAAGGCGAGGAATAAGCCAAAAAACGTGCCTGTTTCGGCCTTTTTCAAAAAAGTCGTGTCACTTGATGAACTTCCTATTGTTCTTGATCCGGTCACAGGTATGCTTTCGACGAGTGTTCGGTCCACAGGCGGTTACTTCACACTGACATATAATCCAGAGGGCAGTCCCAAGCGCATGAATGGAAAACCATATTGCGTTGGGCAAGATTTTATTGCCGGGCGCATTTGTGTTTCTGGTCCGAGGCACTGGCATTGTCTATGTGATCGCATTCCTGAACTGAAATGGATCGAGAAGTGGTCGTATCTGGACGATAACTTATTCGCTCTAGCCAAGAAACATCCAGGCGTCGCTTTCGGTTTCAATGTTCGCTGGGCGGAATACGCGGCGATGATCGAACAAAAAGCTGACGCGATGGGAATTGACATCGATCATAAACCGTTCCTGGTCTATATTACGACCGCAGAGAAAATGAAAGAATTGCGTGAGAAGTATCAGATGATGCCTCCACGAACTAAAGAAGATATACAATCCGTGCTAGATGAAGTAGACGCGGAGATAAAAAAATAAGGAGGTTGACCGATTATGACGTTAAGAGAATATATACGTAGAAAAGCATTTGCTACCGGTCGCGGTTCTGTAGAAACCGAGGTATCTCCTGTTACCCGTGCTAATGAAACCACATTTATAAACGATCCTAATGAGATTCAGCGCTTGAAGCTAGAAGAGTACGGTGTTTGGTACGCGGGTGATAGTGCGCAAATCCTTAATTTTTATACACGCGCTGATTTTATCGATTTTAATTATGATCCTATCTATAACCGTAACATGCGTAATCTGTTCTGGGCTCAGAGCGCTTCAGAATCGGATTATAAACGAACACACTCTGGACAGCCCCGTAATATGGTTGACACCCTATCCGGGATTGTCGGAGTCCCGCATAATACCGTGCAAGATGAAAATAAGAATAAGCGTCTAAAAGTGATCTTAGATGAAAACAATTACGAGGAGCTCTTATCCCAAGAAGCTCGTCCACTTACCCTGGTCCAAGGATGGGGTGGTTGGAAGATCAACTGGAACGAGGATATCTCGGATACACCGATTCTTCTATACTACCGTGCTGAGAGTGTAGACTTCTTCTACAGGAACCGTAGATTAGCTTGCATAGTCTATAAGGACTATTACACAGACGAGGATGATAAGAAGTATGTGCTCATTGAAACCAGAAAGGTTCAGCGTCTGGAGATCGCAGATGAAAATACGGGTATCCGTGCTAAGAAGCTATGCTTGATCATCGAAAAAGAATTGTTTAAATACATGAACGAACAGAATGATCAGGTAGAAAAGGTTCCTTTGGATACGCTTAGTGAGCTCGCAGACGTTAAGCCGTGCTTGATTGTTGAGAACTGTCCATACTTCCTCGGCAGTCCGAACATCTATTATTACGATTCGACTGAGCTCTGTCCTGGAAGATCTATTTTCACAGGTAAGATTGATCTCTTCGATGATTTGGATAAAGCGCTGTCACAAAGCAGTAACGCAATGACCCGCTCGACTCCTATTGAATATATTGATACGCAATACCTGGAGAGGGATGAAAATACTGGGCAGCCACTTCAGCCACACTTATTCGATCGTAAATATGTCATGATTTCTACGACGTTAACAGGTGATGGTTCTGTGGCAAGACAACCTGTGATGGTAACGCAACCTCAGATTGACTTTAATTCCTATAATGCGGCTGCGAAAGAGATTCTTGTTCAGATTCTAAACGGCATCTTATCACCGGCGACAATTGGATTAGATTTAGCTAAGGACCAGAATGCGTTAGCAGCACGTGAGAAAGAGAAGGTAACAATTTTTACTAGAAACGGACTCATTGCTACTGAGAAGAAAATTCAGAAGAGCTTAATGATCCAATTATTGATCGCGGATGAATTAATGCACAGTAATGAGAATTACAATGCAGTGACTCTTCCTGAGAGCGAAGATGATTGGGGAGTTGATGTTATATATGATGAATTCGCTGATGCTTCATATGACGCGAAATTAGAAACAGTGTTAACTGGATGGCAAGGCGGATTGATATCTGATGATATGGCGATTGAATACCTCTATAAGGGCGCTTCAGAAGAAATTAAACAGCGTGAACTGGATTTCATTAAGAAGCAGCGTGAAGAGGAAAAGCAATTGGCTGGGAGAGGACCTGAAGGTAATCCGGTTCCATCAGATGAAGAGCTGGCAGAACTAGGAGCCGTGCTAGGCGGGGATAATCCGGAGAATGATCCGAATCGCAGCACTGACACGTTCGGCGTCAGGGACAGAAATAACATCCCAGATATCACAAATAAAGATTAAGAGTTCCATTTAGGAGCTCTTTTTTATATAATAAAACCATGAACACAGGGTATTATAAGAATTTAATATATAATGCAGAGCTAAAGATCGTGGCGGTGATCACATCTAGCGTACTTAACCGTGCTGATAAAAGATCAGTGATGCGTCAGGTGAAGAAGATCATCCAGAATGTTCAGCATCTGAACGATAATGAGCGGCACTCGCTCTGGTTATTTGCCATGAATTTCTACAAACATACCGTAGCTGGTGCAGCCCGGAAAGTTGATGCAGATGATCGCGCCGCATCGATATATGCCGTGCTTAGAGATGATACCCCGATGCTGGAGAAGATCAAGAACGATGTTGTGGATAATATCGAGTACCGTAAGAAGCATGAAGAGCTCGTGGATGTTCTTCAGGGGGATTCAAAGTTCTACTATTGCACGGAGTTCACAGATCCAGCTAAAGACCACGCTGCGTATCAGGGCAGAATTTATTATAAAAAGAACGCTGAGTATTCAGATGAAGAGAAGGCATATATATTTAACGCCGGGTTACTAAGTGTGGACGAAGTGATGCTTCAGCCGCCATACCTATGCACACGTAAGAACTGTCGCCACAGATTGATTCCTGTTTCTTTCGCTGAAATCGGCCGTTTAAGGCGTGTTTCGGCTCAGGAATATATTTCGTATGAGGTTCAACAGTATCGCTTCTACAGGGACCGTTTAAAATTGATGCAGGTGGTGAAGAAGAGTTTTGGTGATGCGAGTTTACCATTGCAGATGAAGACGGATATGAGAAGAACCAGGAAGTTGATGCAGAGCTGGCGTAACCGTGCTATTAATTCTAAGAAATAAAAAAGGGCTGAGATGATCAGCTCTTTTCTATTTTTTGAACTAATATCCAGTCTGGAACCGTCTGGTAATTGCTCCTTCGAGATTTTCGAGTTCGGTGTACCAGTTACTTCCACCGGTATAGTCGCGTTCATTTTTTGCGACGCGATGGAGAATGAGTTTATACCAGTCTCTGGAGAAGTGCCTGACGTCTCCGAATGAGCAGTAAACGTATTTGTCACCGTTTTTGATGAACCAGGAACAGTAGTAGTGTCCGCGATTGAAGTTGCATAGCTCCCAACCGTTATTTGCACACATGCGTTTTAAGAAGTTTTGCCACTTGCGAGCGAATGATTTGAAGTCGTCACTGATAACGCCGCCCCAGTCTTCGATTTGATGATGTTTGTAAGGTGTTAAAGTGTTGTAGTTTGTCATTTGTATATCCTCCTATTGACACTCTCATTGTATATTATTGGATATATATATGTCAATATAAATTTACAGTTTTTTTCTGATCCAGGATGGATTCTGATCGTACAGCTTCCGGCACGGTTATTCATCTTGATCTGAAGCTGTCTGGATCCAGAGAATCGCCGCCGTGGATCCATTACCGTGCTAGATAAATCCGCATAAAAAAAAGAAGGGATCGATTCCCTTCTAGCGTTGGTCCGCTATCCCAAGGCTGTCTTATATACCGCGTCCCTACTTCGGCGGTTTAATTAGTGTTGATTGAAGAACACTGATTGACCTTTTTTAAGACTCCAACAGGCTAAACAAGATGGACAGTGACCAGAACAAGGGATAGCCATAGCTGGGATGTCAGGATTGAGTTCTGTCTTCTTAAAGAACACATACGCGACAGGGAAGTCATAAGGATTGTCGACTTTAAAACCCTTATGCCACGCGGAAAACACAATTGATAAATTTCTAGGAATAGTGTTACCGGCGCCCACGTAGTCGTTGATGATGTCGAACTTCTTCGTGAATAGTAAGAACTTAGTGTCTTTACATTTACGCGCCACACTAACGACTCCGAGAAAATAATTGTAGTCTACGATGTCGCCGACAGTATGCCAACGAAAGAATTTATGTGATATGAGTCCGCAATTTAAGTATTCAATAATTTGTTTGAAGTACCCGTTAGGATTTTTTTGATATTCTTCAAAGTTGACCATATGAGACTGTTGAACGTTACTAAATAAGAAATTGCCCTTTTTACCATAGCAACCCTTCGCACAAGGCGCGTCAGGACGACAAGAGTGTTGCGGTGGTAGTGATATACTAGGAATCATGAACCCTAGTTTTGAGTTTGTAGTTGAGATTTTTATAGCCATATTGTGACCTCCTATTGACAATTATATATTACATTATATACATGTATATGTCAATATATTTTTATAGTATTTTTTCATTTTCTGAAGCGGCATCGATTCTATAATTAACCTACCGTGCTAATATGCGAAATCGGATTCAGATCCTGTCCAGATCCTGAGCTGGGCATAAAAAAATCTGCCAGGCTATGTAAACTGACAGATTAGTGCAATGAAAGGAATTAACATGACTATGGGTTTTTAAGTTATAGGAGAATACATATCTCCATCATTGCAACTACAGTATATATTATTTGAAAATGGTTGTCAATATATTTTTGTAACAAATTTTCACCCTGATGCTAACCCGGTCCTGGACATGCACATGAAGCTATCCGTGCTAGGTCCTGATCCAGAAGCATCGCAAGGAGAAGAAGAAGAATTCTTAGAAGAAGAAAGGAAAGCAAAAAGCTCAAAAAACGCCAAAAAGTGCCAAGTCAATAATTATTTATAGAACGTTGATTTTTTTAGTAGTCTATCTACTAATGTTAAATTTGATTAGTTGAGTTAGAATTTTCCTATAATTCCCAATATGTGTATGTATATATATATGTAAGATAATAATAGCAAAACGCTAACTCGATTCACCAAAATGGTCCCTTTGCATAATTATTCTATTTTATAGTTAATATAAAAATGAATAATTTGCAAAAAAAATTAATTTTTTGATGGACAGTAATTCACATCTTAGATGTGGGATGATTCTGGTACTAACTCGATTCATCTGGTTAGCACGGTGAACGTCCCTGAAGCATCAAAAAAGCGGATGTTACGAATCCGCCGTTTAAGATGTGTTTGTGTATGAAAACGAGGAATTACTCGGAAAACAACAAAAAACGGCTGAATCGAGCCGTTTGATGCCTTATTTGGTGCATTGCCACGCTTTGATACGAGAGAAGTGAGCTGTTCCGTATGCGTCCCACTCTTTTTTGGTGGAGCAGGCATACATACGCAGGTCATTGATGGTGACGCCTTGTTTTTCAGCAAAGCATATTGCTGCACCAAGGATGTCACTATGGTCATACGCCCACGTAAGATAGTCTTGACTGTGGACAAGGTCGGTAATTATGTAGTAGCGTCTCATAATTGGACCCCCTTTAGAGAGAAATTAATATAGTCCATATTAAGTTCCTCTTGTGAAACTCTCACGATATGCGCCATATACTTGCGTGTGTATGGAATAATATCGTCTTCGTCCCCTCCTGTGGCACATTTGGAGATTAACTTATAATAGTCAATAACTAAGTCTTCTTTAGAGAAGAAGTTGCTAGTGAAGTTTTCCACTAGTGTGTCGCCACTGATGTTGACCATAACGAACAATTCCTTATCGTAGTCAACGAATGATGTAATATAGAAATCTCTATACTCTACGTATTTGCTTTTCATGGGATATGCCCTCCTTATGCTACCATTGTATATTATTTGATATATATTGTCAACACAAATTTGCAAGTTTCCTAAAAATTTAGGAAGAATCATATGACCGTGCCATAGGATGCCCACGTTGATCCGCCTTCCATCCGCCGTCGCGAAGACAAAAAAAGAAGAGAGTTCGAGGTGGGCTCTCTTCCAGTGGCTATTTTACCCTACTTTCTTATTTGAGTAAGATTTCGGCTAATTTTTCGTAATTGGTTTTGTCTACGATTTGTGGGTGTTTTCCGTTTTTGAAACCGATAACATAACGTTTTTCGATTTCCCACTCACTTGGGACTTTGGTAATGATACCTGTGTCTTCGTCAGTGGTTTCTTCGTATGCGATAGGCTTGTCATAGTTGATGTGGTCTTCGCATTCGCTTAGAAAGACGATTTCGTCAGTGTTGACTACTAATTCTTTTTCGTGATTTTGGTTGTTAATTCGAGTAATTTTTACAAACATTTTTAATTCTCCTATAGTGGTTCTTCCACGTTTTAAGTTTGTTCGTAAGGCCCTCGTGAACGTTCCTCGTTCTTTACCTTACACCTATATATTACATTATTTTTTAAAATGTGTCAATAGGTTTTTTTATTTTTTTTAATTTTTTTTGTAGTTGATTTTTTGAGGTGCTCTCTTCAACTACCTGTCTATAATATATATCCTTTTATATATAGAAGTCAATAATTATTTATAGTTTTTTAGATGTTCGGATCGTGGCAATATAGCACGGTGATTGAGACATAAAAAAAGAATGCCCTGATGGACATCCTTCTTATTCGATATAAATGAATGTGAACCCTTGTGTTTCAAGCACTTTACGAGTAGCTTCGATTTCACCATCAGTTGCCTTAACTTCGATTAAGCCAACACCGAAATCGTAAACTTCACTCATTTCACCTTTTGAGTGCTGGTCTTTGAGAGCCATAAATTTGTCGTCAAAGTTTACCCATAAGGCAGTAGTTGAGTTGTAGAATGAGATGGTTGTTTTCATTTGGTATACCTCCTGTTTACGTTATATATATTACATTATATACAAATTGATGTCAACAATTATTTTTAGGTGAATTTAATTTCCTAAAATTTTAGGAAGCTGGATCCGGATCATCTGCCGCATAGCACGGTGACCGCCCCAGAAAAAAATGTCGGATAAATTTCCGACACTTTTTTAATGACCTAGATAGAACGCTAACTGTTCCTTGTCTACTAGTGGTATTGCTCCGTCGTAGATAAGTTTATTATTGCCAAGGTCTTCCTCAATGTTTTCCTTTGGTTTAACAGGCATAACTAATATGTCCTTGTTTTGATATAAACCGAAGGAGATAAGGGCATTCGTTCCGCTTAGTCTTTTAACTTTACCGACCATTATTTTTGAAGAAATACCTGCCATAATACGATATGCTCCAAGCATACCTTCCGAGGCTTTTGGTGTGCCACTAGGATATTCACTGATTATTAAGTCGTAGTTGGTGCAATTGACGAGTTCAAGACCACAACCTGCAACGCAAATGGCGTGGTGTTTCTTCCTGTCTATTTCAATGTTGTGTGTGGTTTCGCTTATAACATAGTCAATGTCGTTGTAGTCATTGTTAATTAAAGAGTGCAAGAAAGAAAGTGAGTCTTCGTCAGTTGCTCTACTTGTTGATACGCATACTCGTGTGTGTTCCTTTTTTAATAAAGAAATGTCGCCATTATAAAATAGCACAAATGGTGGCTTGTGGGCTTGTTTTAAGTAGTCAGGATATTCTTCGTCAAGGATAGTGATAAAAGAGCCTGTATAAGCCTCTGCGAGTGCCTCTGCACCTTCATAGTCCTTTTGTTGTAAGTCATGGTAAATGCTACTCCAATTACCATTGTGTTTAATTGCTAGACCAAGCAATATGTTTGTTGTTTTTTCCATGGGATATGTTCCTCCTATTAACTACCTATATTATATATTAATGTATATATACTTGCAACCATTATTTTAATTATTTTTTGGATTCTGGTAGAAGCTCTGTGGACATCGATCGAGCACGGTAATCGCCCAGATGAATCCCCAGGTGAGCTTCCAGATGAATCTCCAGAATTCAGGCGAATCCAGCTTCTAACCGTGCAGTGAAGGAGGCATAAAAAAAAGAAGCTGCTGATGGCAGCCTCTCCCTCCTTTACATTTCCAAGATGGTTCTCATTTCAGGGGTGATTTCTAGGTCGCTGGTAGCATTGAATTCTTCCATGCGCTCGTAGAAGTCGTTAGCCATGTCTTCAGGATTGTTGTCGTCCAATGCTGGGAAGTTTGTAATGACGTCTGTTTCGTGGTTAACAAGGACACGATGTTCCAATGTAGAGCCACAACCTTCGTCCCAAGAACGAGTTGCATACACATGGTAGCCAAGGTCTTTTAGGGCTTTCCTTTGTGTTGAATTAAGCCTCCAACCAAGCTCATAGTATTTGTTTTCCATTGTTTTACTCCTTCCACGCTTGATGGTCCCATAGCCAGTCCACCATATCGTAAATATTTTCCACGCTGTCTTTCATGTCCTCGTAATGCTCTTCCATACTGTCCATGAAATAATAAGGTCCCATACCTTCAGGGCAATTGTGCATGTAGCTTTCATAAAGCATTTCAGTCATGTCTTGATTGCTATAACCATGGTCCTTTGCGAATTGACGTAAGTTTTCGAAGTATCCATTTTCTTCGAATATGGCTGAGAAAAGTTCTTTCCAAGCCTTAGTTTGTTTTGAAGTAGTTGTCATGTTTTTTATCTCCCTTTTAACTATCTATATTATATATCAAAGTATATATATTTGCAAGGGGGTAAATTAAATTTTTTTCCAGCTCAATTTTGATTCATCTGGCGTCGCCGTATAGCACGGTTAGCTGAATCAAAAAAAACAGTCCACGAGGGACTGCTGAAGGTGATGGATTTTTAGTTTGAAATGAAAAAGTTTAATGAATTGCGTTATTTAATTGGGGGCTTAATTAATTCACCTTCATCATTATTATAACCATTTTATATATACTTGTAAATTTTTTCTTGACCAATCTGGAATCCTAATATACAATTATATACACAGCACGGATAGTGGATCCAGATGCTGATGGAGAAGGAGGAGAATTTATGCCAACAGAAGAATATTACAAGAGGAAGAGAGATTACATCAAGAAGTATAACAAGAGTAACTACTGTTCAATGACCATCATGTTTAAGAAAGATGATCCAGAACAGATGATGATCTATGACTTCCTGAGATCCAAATACAGCACGGCTCAATACATCAAGGATCTGGCCAAAGCTGCGATGGAAAAAGAAAAGAAGGGCGAATAACCCTTCTCTTTTTTATGTTTATGGTTTGATTTACAACACTCTTAGGTCAGCCATATCAATACCAATATCTTTCCATCTCTTGACATTTTTAAGGATACTAGTAGCAATTTGTTGACGAATATGGTCAATGGTTTGTTCCTTGATGTAACGATGGCTCTCATTTGGTTCAAGTTTGATACTTGTGTAATAGTCCTCAAATGAATAGAAACCTGTACCATTGATTTCAATACGTGAACCACGTTCCAATTTGACATGGTAAACTTGCGTATTGGCTCGTTTAAGAACTTTTTCGGTCATGGTCAACCATTGTTGTGTGCCCTTTAACGATAACCATTTAGTATGCTCTCTTTTGCTCTTGAATGGTAAAGAATTTGATAGTTCAGTGAATAGTTCCTCGTTGGTCATTTCACTTATAACGTAGTTTGATAATGTTTGTCTAATGGTCATATTAGTATTCCTCCTATTAACTACTTATATTATATATTATTGTATATATATCGTCAAGCATTATTTTTGAAGAATTTCCCAGCTCCATCCGAATTCCAGATGATGCTGTTTAGCACGGTTCATCTGATGCGGCGATTTAGATCCAGTTGCGTTATCAGGTGCAAAAAAAGAAGGTGTTTCGAACCACCTTCTCCCAAACTATTAAGTTATGTTCTACGTTCTATTTAACGTTGTGACGTAGCAAACACCATACGAGTCGTCGGCCCAACCAACCAGGGTTTCGTCCACCTTACGCCTATTATGACACTATAGCAGTCTTTGGTTATTCGCTGTAAGAGAACATCATCTTCCCAACACTTGTTTATTCATCTTACATATATAGTATATATTATTTTATATATATTGTCAATACCTAAAATTAAATTTTTTTAAAAAGATTCGAACGCCAGAAGACGATCCGCATCTGAATCTGGATCCACTGTATTAGCACGGTAATTGAAGCTAAAAAAAAGAGCGGCTGTTACGCCGTTCTTACTACACCTCCCATCGCTGGTCGAACTTGAATGGTCCCCATGTCGCTGAATGTGTCGTCGTCAAGATTAATGACCATTGAATACATCAAGCCATCTTCATTGACTATCCATTCGCGGTCCTCTTCCCAGCTTGACTCGTCATTAGAAACATATAATAACGATAGCAAGTCTCCCACTTGTGTGTGAGTTAATTGAGCATGATAGACAAGGGCATGATTTCTTTTTTCAAAGTCCTTGACCATTGCAACCCATTCAGGTTTATTGTCTAACCAATACAGTGTGGCTGGAAACATTGAATTCTGCCTTTCACTATAATAAATACGACCATTATTTTTAAAGTCGGTAATGACGCTATTCATAATTTGTAGAAGTCTCATTCTTTTAATGGCTTCTTGCTTTTGTTTTTCACTCATGATTTGTTCCTTCTTTCTAATTATAGTATATATCATTTTATATATATTGTCAACACAAAATTATAAGTTAACAAACATTGATGGTGAGCTTCATCCTGGATCCGCCATCGGATTTTTTAGCACGGTCCAGCATCGCATAAAAAAAGTATCCCGCATCAGGATACTTCAATTAGAACTCTTGAACAATGGTCAGTGAACCCCAAGTTGCTCCCTCGAATAGTCCAAACTTGACATATGGATATTCCTTTTTAAGTTTTGTAATGGTGCCAACCGCATAGCCCTTTGAACACTCCATAGAGCCACACAATTAATCCAAGCGAACAATATCACTAGGAACAATGATACCTTGATTAGATAGGTATCTTATCATATTATGGTGGTCATTATCATAATCCCACTCCAATGGCATAATTACATAGGTTTTAGCGAACATAGTTTTTATCTCCTTATCTACACTACCATTATATATTATTGTATATATATTGTCAACAATTATTTATAGAAAATTTTTCCTAAGATTTTAGGAACCATCGACATCCGCCGCCATCTCCTTCTTGCACGGTCGATTGATGCTAAAAAAAAGAACCGATGTTATCGGCTCTCAATTTTTTGGAACTCGTCCACATTTGGAATTAGTGCACAACCACCCCAAGTCCCATGTAATTGACCAATATCGTCAATGTGAGTAATGGTGCCTATTTTGCCACTATATTGTGGCTCTCCTTCCATGTAGATAATTTTAATGGTATCTCCAACTTTGAACATTTTTATAACCCCCTTAGTAAATTGCTACAATGTTGTCAATGGTGAGATAGAAACATTGAGATGGTGAAGATGGCTTTTTGTGAGAACCCTCATAATATTCCTCTTTACTAATCTCTTTGCCCATATACTCATAAACACTATGTGGCTTATGGTTTTTGCATTTGGTAACGAATACTTGTAAATTGGTATTGCCGGTATTTTCACAATGCATGATATACTCGCTTACATTGGTCTTTTTAGGCTCGTTCATGGTGCCATCAGCCTTTTTATAGTCAGCAAACCTAACAATGCTTGTAGTGGTTTTTTTGTAACCATTGATAGTGCTAGTGTAAACCACATGGAACCAGCGATATTTTTTAATGGTGCTAAGTTTTTTTAAGAGTTCATTTAGTGTCATATTTTTTGCTCCTTTGTTTTTAACTACCTAAATTATATATCCATTAATATATGTTGTCAACAATTATTTTTAGTATAGTGCGATTTTTTTCAAAAGCTCTATGGGCAATCCAACTTGTCTGGTGATGGAATTTTCTTGCACGGTAACGAATCGATGCTGTATACTAAAGCTGTAGGTTTTCATTTCGGACATATAATGAACATCCTCCTTTATAACTAAGAGGCTGCAACCTCTCGAACTATGACTAGGACGCTAGTCATTTTTTGTTTGAGGACATCAGGTAGGGGGAGGGGTGTTGAGGGGGTTTTTGCCGATTGGGTTTTTTCTAAATGCCTCCACAAATTTTTCGGCCCACCCAAGTCAACATTTTTTTCCAGCATATTGTTATTCTTCACGCCCACGCACAAAACCTTATCATTTTTTATTTACACACACGAAAAATACATGCTAATATAATTCTAGTAAATTATTTTTACGTTAATTACTCGTTCCAGGAGGTTAAACATGGAAGATTTAGAAAAAAAACCAATTTTGGAAGGCGAAGAAGAAAAAACAGATGAAGAAGTTGTTTCCAAATCACCAGAAATGACTGAAACATCCGATCCTGCTGCCACTTCCGCAGAGGAAAATGAAGCCGAAGCTGGCGCTGTTTATACTGAAGAAGATGCAGCTAATGGTGTGTCCCAACCAGCAGAAACAGAATTAGTCGAGGAAAACGGTGCTATCGACACATCCATTAAAACTTTCACTCAGGATGATGTGGATAAGTTAGTTGGTGATACTCGTGTTAAAACTAGAGAGAAAACGTTTAACTACATTTATGGCCGTTATGGTGTCAAAAATGAAGAAGAACTTGATGCTTTAGTTGCTAATGCACAAAGATACGACACACAGAAAGAAATGTATGATGCTGATAAAGCGTCTTGGGAACAAGAAAAATCAGACACAGACAAAAAACTTACTGATATGTCGGAAACTATCGCTCTTATGCAATCCGGTGTTGATGCGGATCGTTACGAGGATGTCAAATTAATTCTTAAAGGAAAAGGCCTTGAAGTTACATTAGATAATATTAACTCCGAATTAGAAACCCATCCTGAATGGAAAGGCGAAGCTAATGCTGAGAAAGAAGCGGAAGCTGCTTCCCCAGCCCCAGCCCCAGCTCCTGTGACACGTATTAAAGCGCTCGGTAATGAGCAAAAACCTGCGCCTCAAATGAGTGAAGAAGAGGAAGCAGAAAAATTATTTAAGTTGAAGTTTCATTAATTAAGGAGTAAATCACACATGAATAATGAAGAAATCCAAGAAATGATGCAAAAACTTCAAGATGCAGGTTTAACCCCAGAAGATATCGCAGATGGTATTTTATGGCCTCTCTTCCGTGAAGGTAAAATGTCTAAAGAAGATTTAGGCACATTATGCAGCGCTATCGGGTTAGAACTTGACGAAGACTTCGAAAAAGATGCAGGTCCAGAAGGTGCTGGTGCTGAAGGCGTAACCGCTGAAGAAGCTGAAGCCGCTAAAGAAATTGGTCCTGGCGAATCTAAAGAAGAATTCGAAAACAAACTTGAAGATGCTAAATCCGATTCTGATGAAGAAGAAGTCACTGAGGAAGGAGAATCCGAAAACGGTGACGACGACGAAGAAGAATGGGAAGAAGCAAAAAAACTGTTTAAGTTATAATATATATTATAAGTTAAACTTGATAAGCCACAAAAAAGAAACATAGCATATTTCCATAATGAGTTCCGTTAAATCGGAGGAAGGAAAAAATATTATGGCAGGTAATGCTATTGCTCTTATTCAAAAATACGCTACAAAAGCCTGGGATGAAGTATATGTAGCAGAAGCTCGTTCCTCTATCTTAGATGGTGAAAAAGACTTCTTAAAATTCACAGGCACAAAGACCGTTAAAGTCGCAAAATTCATGGGTGCTGGTTTAAAAGACTATGGCCGTGCTAATGTCCCAGTTTCTGGTGATTACGCAGCCGGTTCCGCTACACCTTATGCAGCAGGCGAAGGTTACGGTTATCCAGAAGGCGATATCGCTGTTGTGTGGGAAGAGTTCACACTCAGAGTTGATCGTGCTATTCAATTAAGAATCGAATTAATGGACGATGAAGAAACTGATGGTTTAGCAGTCGCTATGGCTTTAAAAGAAACCAACAGAGTTAACGTTGTTCCTGAAGTTGATGCTTATGTGTTCTCAAAATTAGCAGAATACGCTGGCACAGTTAACAGCACAGCAATCGCTGATCCAGTTGCTGGTCAATTAGGATACACATTAAATGGTCCTATTTATCACTTAAATCTTGCTTTCGAAACTTTAGATAACGCTGAAGTTCCAGCAGAAAGACAAGTTATCTTCTGTTCTACATCTTTCAGAAACAAATTAAGAAATACTAATGAATTAATCAGAACTATCGATGCTTCTGAATTCAAAGGTAACATTAGTTTCAAAATCGAAGAATACGAAGGTAGAAAATTAATCACTGTTCCAAATTCACGTTTCAGAACTATGATTAAATTACTCAACTCTGGTAACGGTGGTTACACATGGGATACAGGCAATAAACAAATCGACTTTATCGTCTGCGATCCATCCAAAGTTGCTCACGTCGTTAAATATGAACACGTTAAGACATTCGGTCCTGGCGTTGTCCAAGATTTCGATGGTTACAAAGTGAACGTTCGTATCTATCACGATTTATTCGTCTTAGATAATAAGAGAATTGGTGTTTATGCTCACGTTTCTGACGTCGCAGCTGTTGAACCAACACTCAACTTCTCCTATGACGCAAGCATGAACATGATCACTGGAACATGGATTAGTCCATTAAGACCTGGATTATTAGTCACAAAACTTTACGCTATTGCTTCTGCAAGCATTCCAGCAGTTGGTGACAGTGTTCCAGGAGCTGCAATCGAAGTGCTTCCATACCAAGATTTAAGCGGTATCTTAACTGCTTCAACTGGTTACAAACTCTTCGGTGCTCACAATGGTAAAGTTACAGTTATCTCAACTGCAGCATTCACCACTCCAGCAGCATAGTTGGTTGAATTGAAAAATTAGAGAGGAATGTTATAAGAGTTCCTCTCTTTTTTATTTGCATTAATATATATGGTATGTTATAATTAATATATAAAAGAGATGCTCCATTCGGTGCTGGCCGGCCCGCTGAGCATCGGACAGGAGCATTTTATTTTATGACAAGAGAAGAACTATACAATTATTACATAGTAGAGAAACACAGTCGTGCAGATACTGCTATGTTTTTTAATTTGAAAGAGGACCAATTAAAACACGTTCTATCCAATTACGGCATCATTAAGAAAAAACGCGGCGTTGTTCATGTTCCGACCTGGACTGTTTATAAACACACAAATAAAATAAACGGTAAATGTTATATTGGCATCACCAATCAGCGTTTTATTCGTTCGCGTTGGGGCAGAAACGGCCACGGTTATAATCAACCAGGCCAAAAGAAATTTTGGGCCGCAATTCAGAAATATGGCTGGGATAAATTTGAACATGAAGTGTTGGAAGAAGGAATTGAAACGCCTGAATTGGCAAATGAACGTGAAAAATACTATATTGCGTTGTTTGATTCCTTTAAGCATGGATATAACGGAACAGAAGGCGGAAGTGGTGCGACCGGGCATAAAATTAGTGCAGAAGCTCGTAGAAAAATGGGTGAGAAGAACAAGGGTAGTAAACACCATACACACAAACATAGCGAAGATACAAAAGAATTAATTAGCAAAATGCATAAAGGAAAACATTTATGTCCTAGAACTGAATTTAAAAAAGGACATCACACTTGGTTAAAAGGTAGATTTGGTGAGTTTGGAAAACCTGTTTTGCAATATGATGCAAATGGTTATTTTATAAGAGAATGGCCAAATGTATATACCGTTGTAAAATACTTTGGGAATACATCTGAAAGTTGTTTAAGACAGTGTTGCTACGGAAATAGAAAAAGATATAAAAATTATGTTTGGAAATTTAAAGAAAATGATAATTATCCATTACATATTGAACCTTTAGTTTTAATAGATGTTCGTAGGCCTGTTATACAATATGATATGAATATGAATTTTATTGCTGAATTTGAAAGCACTATTGAGGCTCATAGACAAACTGGTGCATCTAGAAGCAGTATAAAATTTTGTTGTGATGGAAAATATAAACAAGCAGGTGGATATATTTGGCGATATAAATAATTTTATTTATTGTGTATTAAATCATTTATTAGTAAAATAACTATGAATGAGGTAATTTATTATGGCAAAAAAATATAAACCAAGTAAAGATGCTAAAAAGCATATCGTTAAAAAAATGGAAGAAACTGAAGGTCTTAATACAGGTTTTGGCGAGTATAAAGAATCTACTGGTGGTGGTCATCCTTTTAAAAAAGGTGATTCTAATACAAGAACAACTCGTGAAAACGGCAAAATTAGACAAGCAGAAAATCCAGAATCTTCTCAGCCCCGTGACCGTGGAGGCCGATTCACATATAAATCCGTCAATGGTCAATCCATTGATCCAAAATATGGCCCAAGCAGAGGCAAAACTGTTCCTCCAACATTAACTGGCGGAAACGAAGATGGAGTTGTTTATATTAAAGATGTCGAACAACAATTCGGTTCAAAATCTGGTGCGTATTGGGACAAATACAAAGACAAATGGTATACAAAAGGTGGTAAGGTTATCACTGAAGGCTTATCTACCAAGGTCAGTGCTAAAACAGTTTGGGATATGGCCAAGGAATACGACTCAAAATTAGGCGAATTCAAGGGCGAATCCGAAAACTGGCAAACCAAGTCCGGTGCTAAATCACAAGCAGAAAAAGCCGCTATTGAAAAAGCACACGATAGCAAACAACAACAAAATGTTATCAGTGCTAAACATGGTGGCATTGAAACTTTAGGTGAAGCGAAGAAGAAACTTGAAAAAGTTATTGAGTCTAAGAAACAAGCTGCTCCTGTTCAAGAAGAAGTCAAAGAAGAAGTCAAAGTGGAACAAAGCAAACCATGGGGTAAAACTGGCAAATTCAATGAAAAACAAGCAGAAATTGCTAAGGCTAATGCTAAAAAAATGTTTGGTGATGATGCAGATTTAGTTACTGATGATGAATTAGAAGAAATCATGACCAGCAATCCAGAAATTTTTGAATCTTTAATGTAGGAGTTGCATATGGCAGTTCAAGATGCAACTGGCAGATTACATGCTAATGCCGGGCAGCCTAATGGCGGTCAATTTATTCCTAAAGATTATAATGATGATACCGGTCAATATGAAGGCAAAAGTTCTTGGAAAACAAAACTTATAAAAGTTGGCAATAAAACAATTTTTAACTCTAGCAAAAATAATCCGTTAGATATTAAGCCAGAAGACGACGCTGATCGAGTTTTTGATAAATTAATTGCAATGCCTTTGTTTATTCAAAATATCGATTCAACATTAACTAGATTGTATAATATTGGTTATGAAAAAGTCAGCGAAGGATTTGGTGACGAAAGAATTGACGAAAATAGAGGAATTGATTATCGTGTTGTTTTGCATAATCCAAAGACCGGAAAAACTCGTTATTTAAAAATAGATTTTAAATATATTCGTTTAAGAGATTTTAATTCTTATGATAATCCATCTATTCCTTTACATTTATTAAGGGACCGTGGTGATGCTCAATTTTTGAACACAAAACATGATATGAAAAATCATGGAACCAACACATTTATGTTTATGTGTTTAAATTTATTAAATGACGACAGAGATACATTGATTAACATCGCTCAAAACGGTAATATTGCTGAACAAATTTATGGCATGAAGTTAATGCACTATAATTCAACAGCACTAAAAGAAGCAATATTTAATGAATTTGGTAGTGAGCGAGATTTAAGAGAAATCGCAAACGATCAAAGAGAAAGATTGACTCATGGATTCTCAGATAGAAATGAAATAGTGAGACGAAATCATAAAACAGGTAAACCTTTCTTTTTTAGAAAAACGGTTGTAGATAAAAATGGATTAAAAATTTATTTATCCAGTTCCCTTAACAAGCAAGGACAAATGAACACTCAATTGAATTTCCAACACGATAATAAAAAATATCCCATTCCGTTAACACATTGGGAAGAAATTCCCTGGAATAAAATAAAATATTAAAAAACCTATTGACACATTTGCATAAATAGAATAATATATATGCAGAAGGAGAAAAAAGTATGAACGAAAAAGAATGGGACGAAATGTTAAGTAAAGAATATATTGCCTGGGAATGGATGGAGGCAAATCCAGACAAATGGGATAGAGACATCAAAGATCACTATATTGTTGTAGGTGACGCATCTGAAATTCCTAGTTATGTATTAGAATACTTCAAAAGTGAAAATGAAAACATGGACGGCCTTTACGAAGACTTGTTAGAAGCCGAAAGAATTGAAAACGCAATGAAATAAAATAACTCGGTTGAATAAACCGATTTATTTTTTTATAATAGTGCTATGGAAGAAAACAAAGAAGAAGTAGTCGTTGTTGAAAACGAAGGAAATAAAGGAAATCCTAATCATGAACCAGCCGGTGCCCCAGGTGGCAAGGGTGGTCAATTTGCTAGTGCTCCTGGCGATGATGTGGGTGTGATGAAGCTCGAAATACCTGAAAAATATAACGATGTTCAAAGCAAATTATCTGCATTAATTGGTAGAAAAAAAGAAGCATTAAAACAACAGGCTGTTGATTATGTTGCTGCAAATAAAGACTTAGTGAACCCAGAACGTCAAGAAGTGTTCGATTCGATGTCACGCGAAGATATGATGGGCGAACTCAAAAATGAGCAGCTCGGTTTCGATGCGGTTAAGTTAAAGAATGCTTCCGATGAAGAATTACGTGCTTTATTATACGCGGTCGCAATCGATAATGAGAAGATTCATATTACACAACAAATTGAAATATTAAAGCAACAGAAAAAGGATATTGAAAAGGATATTGCTCAGGAATTAGCCGTCAATAATATGGACGGCCTTTCCGGTGTTTGGGCTTATTCCACAAAATATCCTAGCGATTGGAAAGAATTATCCGAAAGTGGATCGATTCAGAAAAAGCGCGACTGGTATCAAGGTATTTTAGATAATGAAAATTCAAATGCCGAAGAAAAATTAAGGGCTAAAATTTTCCTTAAAAAACTCGATGCTTTTGAAGAAGCAGGCCAAGAATACGAAAAAGCTAAAGAACAAATTAACTTAAAGTATATTGATGAATTAGAAAACATTGAAAGTCTTAGTAATTCATTAAATGAACAGTTAGTTAATTATAACGATGATAATCCTAATGTTGTTTTAGCACGTGAATTCCAGGCTAAGTTCCAAAATCCTAATGCGGCATATTCTAAACAAAGAAAAGACAAGGCAACATGGATGAAGAACTTTGATTCGGCGTATAGCCATTTTAGCTCAAACGCTGAAAAACATTGGGATTCTATGAGTAGTGCTGAACATTCTGTTATCAAGGCCTATACCGGTTCTGGATATAGTCGTTTTAATAAACCGTTACGTGGTATTAAGCATGATGCGGGTGGATATAGTTTTGGTTATGAAGGAATGCAAACATTTTCTGAAGGTGTTAATAATTTAACTAATGCTATCGATAAATGTACCTGGGATGAAGATATTTGGTTAAATAGATATATTGCCAATTACACCAGCATGTTTGTTTTACCAGGATCTAGTAAAAAAATGTCATTAGAAGAAATGACAGAGGAACAACGCGATTCATTAGTGGGTATGTCCTGGACCGATAATGGATTTGTCAGTTGCGGTGCGGCTAAAGGAACTGGTTATCACACAGGTAATATTGTGTTTAATATTTATTGTCCGAAGGGTGTAAAAATGGCGTATGTTGCGCCATATTCAGCGAGCGGACACGGAGAAAATGAAATGATTATCCAAAGAGGATATCAATATAAAATTACCAAAGTAGAGAAAAAAGGTGGTCACTATTATTTAGATATGGAAGTTATCTTAGGAAGTGACAAAAACAAACCTATGGGTAATGATTTAAAGAAACTTGGAAACGAGTATTATTATAAGCCACGACATGAGGAAGGAGAAGCATATGATTGATGAAAATGAAGAATTAACAATTCAATTACCAGATAAATCAACTATTCCATGTTTGACATGTAAATATGGATTAGTTAATTTTTTGGCGACTTATTGTTCAAAATTCGATCTAAAACCAAAAGAAGTTTACTACGAAAGTAAACCATGCCCAAAATATGAAAAAATGTAAAAAGTGCTTGACACATTTTAATTTTTCCTATAATATATAATTGATTACCAAAGGAGGGTTAAAATGTTAGGTGCAATTATTGGTGATACAGTTGGCTCAATTTATGAATTTCACAATCATAGATGGAAAGCCTTTGATATTTTTAATAAAAAATGTTTTTTCACGGACGATACGGTTATGACATGTGCCGTGGCCGCATCATTATTAAAGGACCGTGGCAAAACGATTGTTGATATGTTACAAACATATGGCCGTTTATTTCCTGGTAGGGGATATGGCGGTTCATTTGCTCGTTGGTTGGTAGATAAACATCCACGTCCATATAACAGTTTCGGAAATGGGGCAGCGATGCGTATCAGTCCTGTAGCATATTTTGCTAATGATGAAGAAGAAGTAAAGAAATTGTCGTGGAGGGTGACAAGTTGCACTCACGACCATCCTGAAGGACTTAAAGGTGCTGAAGTAACAGCCATGTGTATTTTTATGGCTTTACATAATAAAAATAAAGAGGATATACGCGCATATGCAGAAAAAGAATATCCAGAGATTGCTAGTTTTAATTATTATGATTTAGTGCAAACATATCATTTTAATGAAACGTGCCAAAACACAGTTCCACAAGCAATTTTCTGTTTTTTAATTAGCAAAAACTTTGAAGATTGTGTAAGAACATCAGTAAGTATTGGTGGGGACACAGACACATTATGTGCCATTTCGTGTGCAATTGCAGAAGCGTTTTATGGTGTTCCTAAAAATTATAAAAAGGAAATTTTAAAATATTTTACCGATAGAGATAAAGATTATTTATTAAAACCAGTGAATGAAGTATATAAAAAATATGGAATGAAGGATTATATTAAGTTATAATTTTTCATAGAGGTATTTCATTATGGAAAAAGAATTATTAAAAAAATTAGAATTCTTAGCAAAAGGCGAAGAAGATACAATTAATGATTACAAAGATTTTATTAATTGGTTGAAGGAAAACAACAAAGAGCATTTAATTCCAAGTCTAAAGAAAATTATTGATGAAGAAAGCGCACATTTTGCTTTCTTACAAAAGGCTATGGAAGAACCAAGTACCGCTGAATATATAGATTCTGATGAAGAAGCAAAAAAAGCAGGAAAATTATTTGGAATGAATTTTGAAAAAGGAGATAAGAAATAATTATGAAAAAAGTTTTTGTTAGTATTCCATTAAAAGGTCGTTCAAAAGATGATATTGAAAAATCATTAGAAAAGATTGAAGAAGCAGTTAAAGGACTTCTCGATAAAGATGTTGAAATTTTGCATCAAGATTTTAACGATTTGCCAGATTTTGATAAAGGTGAAGATGGTTTTGAAGATAATTTAGAATTTCTTGCTAAAGATTTAGAATTAATGGCACAAGCAGATTATTTTGCTACTATTTCTAATAATTGGGATTTTAGACATTGTTCTTTAGAACAAGATATTTTTAGAAGATATCGTGCTGCAAATTATACAGAAGAAAAAGATTCTATGATGGAATTTTCTTTAAATATTATTTGTCCTGATTTAATCAAAAAAGAAAAAGAAGAAGCCGAAAAGTTATTCAAAATGAATTTTGGCAAAGATGAAGAAGTAATTGAAGTTGAAGAAGAAAGATATAATAAGGACTAATATTATGACAGAAAATAAAGGCAATCCAAATCACGACGAAAATGGTAGATTTACTACTGGAGCAAATAAAGCATCTGGTGGCGGTAGTTTCGAAGATAATAATGCCAAAATGGCTGATTTACTTAGAAAACACAGCAGAGGCGAACAATTAACCGATGAAGAAAAAATATTTGTCAAGAAACAAGGAATGGCAAATGTTCATAGTGTTGATGATAGTTACGAAGAAAAATTAAAACAAACTTTGGGCATCCAACCTGAGTGGAAAAAACTCGGTTATGATGAAGATGTTGACGAAGTTCCATCACATGTTTCTAAAGTTATTAATAAAGATGGCGAAAATCTTACTGGAAACATTAATCTTTCTAAACAAGATGTGGTTGATTTTCTAGAAGATCAATTAAGCGCACCACTTCCAGAAAAAGATAAGCAATTAATTCTCGAAAAAGGCATGGTCCCTAAAAGAATTTTAAATCAATTAAATATTGAAAATCTAGAAGATGCTCTCGATGAATACTACGAGGGTGTAGATGATGATGAATGGGAGTTGAAATATTAATATGGCACGTTATATTCCTTTTGAACAAATGCAAAAACTTCGTGAAGCAGCACGTAACGGTGATGAAAGAGCAAAAAAAATTCTTCACGCTCAATTATGTGATGAAGAGGATTTTAGTGCTGATTTAGACGATTATTTCAAACCACAAATTGAAGAACCAGAAGAAGAACCAGTAGAAGATTCCGTTGATGTTGTGGAACAAGAAAAACAAAGCAATCCTGCGGTCATTACCGGTCAAGAGGCTCCTCAAAGTGAGATTTCTCAAAAGATTTTGGATTTAATCGGTGCATGTGATAAACAAACTATCGATATTGTGAATGATACAGCATTAAGTGATGCTACCAAGAAGGGCGCATTATCGATTTTGCAAGAGATCAAACAGTCATGTTTAGACAATTTAGAGAAGTTTGGAAAATTAATGAGTTCGATTTCTAAGAAAACAGTTGAAGAAAACGAGGAAATTCAATAAAATAACATTGGAAGTAGATTATGTTTCTCCTCCAGTGGCTAAAAGAATAGGGCGAAGCAATTCGTTCTATTTTTTTATATTTCAATTACCATTAAAATATATTAAAATGAAACAAGAGGATTTTAAAATGGTAACAATCGGTTTAAAAATTAAAAATGCTTCAAGAGCGATGAAGCCAAAACAAGGTGATGTTATTATTTTTGACGGCAAAGAATGGTATATCACCACAAAAGAAGATATTTTTAAAGAATATGAAGAAAAAGTAGACAAAAAATTAGCCGAAGTTTCACAAAAATTGATTGAAATTGCAAAATTTAAACAAGAAGTATCTGAAAACATGGTTACAATGAGTGAAACTATTAAAGATTTTGTTAAATTTCAATCAGAAGGAGATAAATAAGTATGAAAAAAAGAATTTTTAGTGCTTTATTAGGCCTCGCACTATTAGGCGGCGTGTCATGTGGCGTAACATTAAGCAATTCTCATGATTTTGTGGTCGTAAAAGCTGAGGGCGATGAACCAGTAGAGCCAGTAGAAGAAATATTTGAGTGTTCTGTGGTGATTCCAGTGTTCGAACATGGCGAAATTAAAGCTGATATCATGGAAGGACATGTTGGTGACATTGTTACACTCACTGTAAAGCATGATTTGTTCTATTTAGCGCAAAATGTAAAGGTGAATGACGTCGCATTAGTCGAAAGCGAATCAACTAGTGGTGAATTTATGTTCGCTTTAGCAGAAGGTGAGAACAAAATCAGTGCTGAATTTGTGGTTGATCAAGAATTACTCGGAAAATTCTCGACAATGTATCAACAAGCCTCTGATAAAGACTGGACAAACTTATTTAGTGTTAAAAATATCATTACAATTGTTAATTTTATTCTCTCTAGTGGTATTTTAATTGCTATCGTTCGTTATTTTGTGAAAGATAAGAGATTAGAAAGCAAATTAGAGAAGGCAGCAACTGAAACAGTGGCAAATGTGGTCCCTGAAACAGTTAGAAAAGCACTTGAACAAAAAATTACTGATTTAATCACTCCTTTATTTGCTCAAATTGCAGGAAATGAAGAAGAAATTATGCGTGCGGTTGGAGTTTTGGCAAAATGTGTAGCATTGATGCAAGAAGATACTCCTGAAAGCAGAACTGCAATCTTAGATGAATTATCTAACTTAAATATCGGTGACTTATCTATCACACAAAAGATAAAAGAGAACATCGACGCTTATCTAAAGGGTAAATATGCAGAATTAGATAAGATTATGGAAAAATTAGATAACATTATCGAAAGTCATTCCGAAGTTGTTGAAGATGAACCAGATGATGAACCAGTTGAAGAACCAGTCCCTGAAGAAAAACCAGAGGATGGTAGACAATATTAAAAAAAGAAAAGGAAAGTTTAGCCACTATGAAAAAAAGAAATTTAATTTTAATCATTTTGGGCGGAGCATTCTTCGCCTTAGCCATTCTTGCATTAATTATTGCTAATGCGATTATGGGAACAGACTTTGTAGCGTTATTGAGCTCTAGATGGGCAATATTCATCTACGTGTTCTTAGGTCTGTATTTGTTAGTTGTTGGATTTGTGTTAATTTCTGATAAGGTAAAAAGATTATGAGTGTAAAGCAAAAATTAACCGAATCTGAAACCATACAAAAATTATCCAATCAAAAGATAATTCTTGGTGTATTATCGCTGATGATGTGCTTAGCATTAATCGCGGTATGTTCATTCACTACATTTATTATCGATCCAACACAATGGAGTTCCACAGAATTTCTAACAAATGAATTAATTATTGCTGCGATTGTGATTATGTCTATGGTTTCGTCCATGTTTATCGGACAAGCAGGCAATGCACAGTCAGCAAAAAGCAGAATATCAAAGGCTAGAAGTGCATTCTTAACTTCTTTAGCGCAAGTAAAAGAAAAAAGTATTAATGCGTTTAGACAATGGATAAGAAAAGTTCTTGAAAAAGAAGATATTGAAACCATTAAGTTGAGAAGATTAAGAGCTCTTCAAATTGATGATACATCTGTGATAAAACTTGAAGATACGCAAATCAAAGAATTAATAAAACCACAACGCTACAATGGTATTTATTACAAGGCATTAACATCCGAGCAAATTAAAGGCGTTCTTGATATTAAAAACAAGCGTGAAAAAGTGTCGTTTGTTGAACCAGAATATTACTTATCGGTTTCTACTCTTACCGATAGCAGAACTGTGTCTGAAAGAGCAGCAAACGAAAGCAAAAAGAAGGGTTCATTCCTCGCTCTTAGATTAATGAGCAAATTAATTATGACAATTATCACAGGCATGATATTTGCATCATTAGTTAGGGACTTAGCAGGTGATGTCGATACAGCCACAGCCTGGGTTAGATTCTTAACTAGATTATGGAGCATGATATCATCCGCGTTCATGGGTTATTTATTAGGCGTGCAAATGAATGATATTGATGCTGAATATGTTGAAATGAGAACAAGTGTTCATTATCGTTTCTTAAAAGATTCAACATTTAAGGCTCTAACTCAACAAGAAGAAGCTAAACAAGAATATGTAGAAAGAGTAAAGAAAGAACAGGTCTTGGTTGGTTTAAAAGATAGGCCCGAACCTGAAATTAAAGAGGTTATCATTCCACCAGTGATTGAATCAAAACCAGAAGATGGAGCGGTATCGATAGTTCCAAAGGAGGACTAAAATATGGATAATAACGAAGTAGCAATTACAAGTTTAGGAACGTGGTTGGATGCACATCCAAAAACCACTTTTTGGTCTAGATTAGTTCTTTGGTTCGTTTGTGCCGCCGGTTTACCATTCGCTTTTATTGCCTGGAGATTTGATTTATTTAAAAAAGTTTCTGCAATTCAAATAAGTGGATGGGGAATTATTGGCATTGTAATTGTTGCTGCCGTTATCATTTCCGCGATTCGATATGTTAAAATTGCTATGAATGCAAAATATACAATGGTGGGACAAGTGCTTAGTGGTTTTTGCAAAGTAATTATCCCATTAATAGCATTATTGCTAATTTTAAAAGGTTTAAGAGATAATATTGATATTATGATTCAGGTAACTGGATGCGTAACATTATGTGAAGCAGTTGCTATTCCTATTAATCCGCTTCCTAAGTGGGCATATGAAATGCAAAAGGATGTTCGTGTCGAGGAAAGAAAAGAAGCTACAGATTATTTATTAGATGGATTCTTTTCTAGAAAAGAAAAAGAGAAAAAATGAAAATCGGTGAAAAAGAATTAGAAATGCTCGCAAACATTATTGTAAGAAGGTTGCAAGAAGAATTTGATGCGAAGCATCTCAGTGGCAATTTAGTTAATACAATTACTGTCACAAATATAGGCGGGGAAATTCAAATTAATATTCCTGCACAAACATATAATATGTTATTATTTCAACAGAAGGGTGTCGTTGTTCATACCAGCAACGGCAGTTACGCTTCTAAATTAGACGAGGAAGGTAGTTCGTTTATGGTTTACCCACAAGGGACACGTAAAGGTTCGTACCGAATCAGTCCACGCAATCACAAGGGATACATAGATAGAATTTTGGAATTATCTATTCAGGAATGGCGTGGAACAATAAAAGGCGAAACGAAAGTCGAGGGTTAAAATATGGCAGATTCAATTATTGGTGCTGGCGTGCAAGGCGCATTAAGAGGGGCTGCTTCTGGTGGCGGTATGGTAAGTACCCCATTTAAAGCTGTTCAAGCAGGTGGCAACGCTATTAAGGGAGTTGCTAGAAATATTAGTAACTTTCATGATAAACAAAATAAAAAGAAACTTGCCGGAGAATTAAAACGCGCTAAATTTAAAAAGAAGCAAGAAATGGCTAATAAAATCAAATTAAGAAATGAGCAAAAAGCAAAAGTGGCTGCCCAAGTTGCTAACCAAAAACAACTAAATGGCGCAAATAAAGTAGCGCAAAAGTTTGCTTCTAATGTAAAAGTTGCTCCACAAGGCCCACAAAAATTTAATCCTGCTCAACCAATCAACGCTTATAACAAAAATAAGCAAAAAATCGCTAAAGGATTAGCAAAACCTGTTGCAAAGCCATCCTTCGAAGATAAAATCAAAAAAGCATTAGGAATGAAGAATTAATTATGTCAGAAGAAGTAAAAGTTGTTTTAGATTACGGACAAATTATTAATATAATTGGAGATGAAGTCCAATTAGTTTGGCGTGCTCTAAAAGAAAATGAAGCAACTTCTGAAATGATTTCAAATATTAAAAGTATAGAAATTTCTGATGAACAAAGTTTTATTAGAAAAGACAGAGAAAAGAAGCTATTACAAGGCACAGTTTATATTGTTGTTCGTTTTGGTTCCGGTTCGATCAACTTTGGTTCATCAGTGACTCCTATAACATTAATGTGTGTTGGCACTGTAAATAAAGTAAGACCTACACAGTTATTACTCGGAACATTTGCAAGTCAATGGACTACTAAAAATTTATCATCTGGTCAATTACAAGTATGGAACACTCCAGAAGTGATTACTAACTTTAACGAAATTGATTCTGATTTTAGAAATTTGTTCAGATTAACCGGATTTGTTATTTTAGGTCCTGCCGCAGTTCGTGTCGGAACTATTACTTATTATTATGACCATGATAATGTGGATGATGAACACAGCGAAACAATTAGTATGATGTCTGTTCAAGATGGATATCATGCTAGTTTAGATGCACAACCATTTGGAAACACACACGGATTTGCGAAAAGCGAAGTTAACTTTTCCACATACACATTCAGCTTTTCTACATATTTATTAGCAGGACATTTAGCAAATGATATGTTAGCAGTTCGTGGATTTAGATATAGACCTAATGGCACTTATTCTGCAAGCACAAGCAAGTTTCAACCTAATGACGAAATTTGGCTGAAAATTGATTTTGACAATGGATACAATAATTTTCCTGGAGAAGGTGAAACGGCTGATGCCAGTGATCCGGTGAAACATTCACCATTCTTTTATAAATTTAAATTAGTAGATTCTAAAATTAGCCAAGAATTAGCAGGCTTACCTACTTTAGTTGTGACTTTAACGAGGTAATTTATGGCTGATAATCGCGCAATAACAATTACTTTAAAATTAGAAAGCGAAAAGGAAGATTTAGATGCTCAAAAGTCGGTAAATACTTCTTCTACTGCCGCAAAAGAAGATAACGATAGTACCGCAAAGGCTATTGCTGCTTTCGCTGTGTCGCAAGCTGCACAAACAGTCGCATCCGAAGTTGTAGCGTGGGCCGAATATGAATGGAATAAAGAATTAACTCTCAATGATGATTATATCGGGCAAAGAGAAAAAAATATCGCATTGGCTCAAATTAATAGAGGAATTAGTGTGGTTTCTGGTATTGCTTCTGCTACTGCTTCTGGCGCTGCAGTTGGTGGTTGGATAGGAGCGATTATTGGTTTTGCAATCGGAACAGGAACTCAGATTGCCGGAATTGCAAGAAGCAACATTCAAGGGCAAGAGCAACAAAGCATTCATATTAGACAAATGGATGCGCAACTTGATTTCACTCGTTCTAGAGCAGGATGGTCTACTGAAGCAGCTAGTATTGGAGAAAATTTATGACAAATAATATAGTCGCTGTTTTTGCTTGCAATATAAACAAAGAATATCCGGTTGTAAACGGTTCTATTTTTAATGAAGAATATAATGAAACGCTAGACAGCGCAACTATTGTTTTAAGCCAGGTCGCAAAAGAAGATAGATTATCAAATATCAAACCATATGACTATGTTCGTGTGTATGACAAATCTGGAAACACTGGTTTTGATAAATTATATTTAGTTGATAATTTTAATGAGCAAGAAAACAATATAAAAGAACATATTTTTGGTTATACCATCAATTTAATGAGTGAAACTAAAATTTTAGAGAAGATTCAATGTCCAAATTTAGTTATTACTCATGACATAAAAAATGGCATTGATACTAGAAAAACCATTTTAGAAAAAATATATGAATATATGGTTTTGTACGTTCCTAAAATGAAATATAGTAGTGACGGAATTAACTGGATTTATGAACCAGTTATTAAATTTGACGGATTGACTAAAAATTATACTAAGCATACAGAAGAAGATGAAACTCAACGTCAAGATGAAAGAAGTTTTTATGAAGTTCAAGATGCTTGGGAATGTGAAGCTGCGGTTTATATTACAGATCCCGATGTGGACATAAATACAGTTCATGTTTTAGATTATGAAATTGTAAATGTGGAGGGATATAATCCGGTTGAAGTTTCTAGACAAACCGTAATTGTTGATAGAGCGCAGAGAAAAATATCTTTCTTTATTTTATGCGATAGAGAACCTCAAAATGTTGATTTTTATATTAGTTTTTCTTATGAGTATTTTGAATATAGTACGATTGTTATAAAAGAGCGTTGGAAAAAATTCGACGTCCCATGTGCCGATATGGGCTTTAATACGCCTACATTAAGACAGTTATTAACCACATTAATGCAACAAGTCGGTTGTATCCCTATTGTCAAAAATCGAACATTAGATTTTTTAGATTTTCAATTAGATGCAGTTGATTTTGCGGTTAATGGTGACTATTCCTTGAATAATACTGTGAATTATATAAGACGTGGTCTATCCAGTGACAGCTATGTGAATAGTTTAGTAAATATTTCCGATAATGTTTTAGATAGTGGTAATGAAGTTATCTGCGAAACTTTAGGGTTTAGAGATAAGCAAAATGTTTTATTAAAACAAGAAGAAAATCTTAAATTAGAAACCAGTTTGCCAATTTATAAAATCAATAAAACGATCTTAAAAATTCCAGGACGACAATCTGGTAGATTAAGCACATCTTATGGTTGTTATAGATGGGATACTACCAATCAAGCAGATGCTATTAACTGGAAATGGCCAATGATTTTCTATAGAGATGCTAAAATTGATGGTAACAGCGTAAAAATAAAATTAAGTTTTAAATTGCATGAAGAAGGAGAAACGGATACCTATTCAACTTCTTTCCAAGTAAAAATCAATGATAATAAAATTTATTTTTTTAAGAAAAATAGCAACGATACATATTCTGTGATTGGAAATGAGGCATTTGACGATTTTTCATTTAACGCGAGCACATCGGGGATAAACGATCATTATCAACAAAGATGGGAAAAAAATGGCACCCTGGTTCAATTATTTTATACATGGTGTTTGGATAAAACTTTAAGTAGTTCATTAGCATCTATTGCAGATGGATTTATGTTTAGTGGAACATTTTTAAATGATAATGAAGAGGAACAAAATTTTTGTTTTATTAAATTTTCTACAGACGAGGAAAATGTAAAACTTTGTTCTTTCGATGGGCTTAGTGTGACTAATATTGAGGAAGCAACAGTTGCTTATTATGACTTATCAAAAATTGGTGGTTTCAGAATTTGGGATATTTCTCCGTTAGTGGTAGAAAATAGTGTTAGACAATTATTAGACAGGGATTTTGATAAGATGGCAACAGAAATCCCTAGCGCTAATGGTGCAAGAATAGAAGAATTAGCAAAATATGTCTATGGTACTGTTGGATATTCTATTGGTTCCAAAGAAATATCAGGATTTTCAGATACCTTCACAAGAGGAACAGCAGGATTAGGATGGATAACCGCTACATATACCTATATCGAAAATATTATTAATGTTTTACAATATGATTTTGATCAAAATAATGAGAAGGATTTAATTTTCCGCTTTTTCCCATTTTTAACTGATGTTCCAGATCTTACCTACTATCCAACTAATAATAATCCTTGGCCATCAGGCAGTGATTATTTTGGTTTTGCTACTATATTGAAATTATCATTTGAATATTATAATCCGACTGGCGATTCTTTTAGCACTTCTAAACCATTTTTTACAACTTGCATGTTTGATATTTATTATCAGCCACTTAACTCTTTTAATTTATCATACGTAAAGAAAGAGGAAGACATTGATTTTCCTATTTCACAATACAATAGCAATGTTAGTGGTTTATCAGATTTTGACCGTTTGTCTACTAATGAACAAGAACAAGTGGATAGAATTGGTAATGAAGTATTGACTATTAATCAAAGAACCAATTTATATTCAAATATACGCACGTTCGCGAATGGCCCATTATTCTTCAAAGACGATACGAATCGAAGCGGCTCTATAGATGGCAACGATAACGGCATTAAATATATTATTTTTAAGCGTTCTTTCACAATCAAAAATAACTTCTTTAATGTGACTTATGTTGGCTCAAAAGATGCCGTTTTGAAGAATTACTTTACCAGCATTAGAACCAAATACAGAGCATATCAATATGTGGACTATAACCAATCAGTTTTAAGAAAAGAACGTGATACGATTTTTGTTCGTGTAGCAAATGATTATTATGATGGAGATGATAAGATTTGGCTAGGAAATTATACAGAGAAAAAACCATATAATATTAAATATTGGATTTATGATTTATATAATGAATCTACACAAGATACTTCAATTTCGTATGAATGCGAAAAAAATTTAGCTTTAATATATAACGGCGTTGATGGATATGAAGAAGAAATGCAATCTACAAAAAATAGCGTTTCTTTAATTGCTACTAGCAATATGATGGGCATAATTTATGAATGTGTGGATAATGTTGGAGCTGGAAATTATATTACTAATATTACACAAAATGAAAAATTGTCAGGAGTTCCACAATCATGGCAAATTTGGGATGATTCATATAATGAGCGACATACGGTTTCATATGTCAATTATATTGACTTTTTAACTAGTTCAACTTTTTCAGATGGCAGCTCTACTAACATAAAAGAAAATATTAAAAATTGGCAAAAGAGCCCTATCGTTGATGAAGATTTTATTAATTTAGATTCATCTGAAAATAATATATTTAGTTTAGTAGATAACAACAAAATTAGCGATCCAAATTATTTAAAATTAGCAAAAACATTTTATAAAGATGTTTCCGAAAGAATAAACCACACGGCACAATTCATTTATTATTCTCCATATAATGAAATTTTATTTGGTGAAGATTTTATTTCTGGCACTCCTATGTTATCTCGTTTTGCTAATGAATTTAATATTGTTTATGGTTCGACTCATTTTGAATTAAATAATCACGAAAGTGATGTGAGTTTGGTTGAAAAAAATAATAGTGCATATGTAACCAAAACTATTTCTTCATCAGGGTATGTAAATATAAATGCTAACAATATTACAAGAATCGAAGCACCAGATGGTTTGGATGATGAAGATGAACCGTATAATGGCACGTTTACTTCTATGATAGGGGTAGGCCTTCAAGATGTTGTAATTGACATGGATAATGTAATTGATAGAAGTTTAGTTCCGGTTGAATTTTCTTCTAATTATTTGCAAGACGAAGGTTCTTTAAATATTTTTATCGATTATGAAAATGAAAGCAGTTTCTATGGTGTTGATTTATATGTTCCTTTCACGTATAAATATGATGAAAACGTTTTATTCTGTGCAGATTATGTTGATTTCATTGATACAAACGATGATACAACCGAAGAACCATCTTATACGGAAGAAGGCACAGTTGATAGCTCAAATATAGTTGGAGAACCTACCAGTGCCGGAGATGATTACAAACAACTATTTAAAAAACATATCGGTACTGAATTAAAAAATGTAGAAATGACATATGTAAATGAGGACGAAGATGTAGAAATCACAAATTTAGAATATCTTTACGATGCAGTTTCTGGAAATCTGGAAATTTATGTTTATTGTCCAACTACAGCTCTTTTCAATGATGTGAATTTAACTATTACTTATACATATCAAAAATTATTCATGGAAAAAAATCCTAATTACAACGCATTGATTATTTACTGGCACGATTATAACGTTATTAAATTATGCCACAAAAACAGCGACAATACCGTTATTGATATTGCTGTGTTTAAACGTCCAAGTAATAATCCTGAATCAACCATTTTCTATTTTACATTAAATGATACAAAATCAGACTATGTTATGGGCGAAAGAAATGGTATACTTTATAGAGCATATCGTGTTGCAAACAATAACGATTCTCAATTTGTTTCTAGTGCAAGAAAGGTGAAACCATTATGATCGATTTAAGACAATCTCGTGCTACGTATCATGAAAAGTGCCGTTGGTGGAAAAGGAATCAAAATGACAACATTGAAACTGACGAACTTGTTATGAAGCGTGTTGCTGATGGATTTTTTATGGCCAAAGAAGTGACACCAAACAGGACACAGAATTTTACTGTTGGCGGCGTGATGCGTTTTGAAAAGGATACAATTACTATTAAATCACCGGATAATCTTATAAGTATCGAAAGTGAAGATTATGTTGAATTTAGAGGCGAAATATGGCGTGTGGTTTCGGTTCAGCGCTCAAAAGCGAGAAACCAAAATACCTATTTTGGCAAGGATAAAAATTGTTCACACTTTTGGTATTTAGAATTAAGAAAATAAGATATAATGAAAGCGAGGACTTGAATTATGATACTTTACTTTAATAAAAACGGACAATTACTCGAACAATTAGAATATGGTGCTGCCCCAAGAGTGGGCATGACCACACTTCAAATTTTTGCTTATTTTGAAGGCATTGATTTGAATAGTTATGGTGCAGCTATTATTAGATTTAGACGTCCAGATTTAGAGGGTTCTGAATATCCTAATTTGTTTATGGTCCGCTGTAATTTTACATATGACAGTTCTGTAGAATCATCGGATTATTTTAAAGTAGCAAACAATCCATATGGCGGTTACATTTTTAGATTCGATACAGTTAAAGATGATATTAGCGGCGAAATAATTACAATGTTAGACACTCCTGGCATTTGGGAAGCTACAATTGTGCTAGTGAATAGTGCTGGTGGCAGAAATGTTGTGGGAATGGTGAAATTTTCTGTTGCTGGTTCTGTTAGCGATGCTGATGAAGAGGCACAAACGCTTGATTATGAAGTGATTAACAGTAATATTTCCCAAGCGGTTTCTACCAAAGTTGATAAAAGCGATACATTATATTTAAGATATTCCGAAGATTTTATTAAACAAGCACAAGAAGGAACACTTTTAAAAAGAGCCTTTTTAGAGGGTACTGATGTATTCGATCAAAAAACACTTAGTATTTATCATATTGAAAAGGTAGAAGATAATCCAGATATTACAACCGATGAATATGTATTTGCAACACGATATACATCGCAAAATATGCTTTATTTCTCCGGTTATGTTGCGGAAATTGTCGCGCCTTTTGATAATAACGATACAATATTAGATTTATATAATGCGTTTTATGATGTGCAACGTAATTTTGGCGCAATTACATATAACGGAGATAAATATTTTTGCATCGCTGATTTAGTCGGTGAAAATTTATATTCAATCACAATTTGGAACACTGTTTCTGTGTGGAAGAATAATAACATGGCAGGAAGTGCCTCATTAGGTTCTTTCATGGTCACAGAAAATCAACATAATTTCATTTTTGATACAAACGCTGATTTCGTGAAGTATTCACCTAATCAAGGTTTAAATGACACGCAAAAAGCTAACGCTCGAAGCAATATTGGTGCTGGTACTAGCTCATTTAGTGGAAATTATAGTGATTTAGCAGGGAAGCCTGATAATTTAATGACTACGAATACCGATCAATGGAACATCACTGGTGGAAAAACATTTAAAGGTGAAGTCAATATTGATGCTGCAGGAAGTTTAAGAATTTGGTCTACTCCAACCGAAAATAGCGATGCCGCCACGAAAGAATACGTTGATAGCATGGTTACTAGCGCTACACAATTCAAAGGAACTGTGGCAAATGTTTCTGATTTACCAGCTTCAGGAAATGTGGCAGGCGATATGTATTGGGTTACAGCAGAATCTCAATATTATATTTGGAACGGAACCACATGGTCTGCCGCTGGTGGCAGCGTGGATTTGAGCAATTACTATACAAAAGGCGAATCTGATTCTAGATTTGCTAGACCAAGTATTACAAATAATTTCTTACATCCTCAAAAGGTGTCTGAATATGTAACTGTTTATGATGATGCTTTTAGTCAATCTCATAGAAAATGTGTAAATTATGCTGACGATAGCATTGTTCAATATTTGCAAAATAAAACCTATAATACAAACGGAGATTTATATACTTTAACATTGCCTTTTGATACTAATGGCGGTAGCGATCGTTTAGCAACTGAACGATACACTAAGAATAGTGTGATTTATATCAATGGTGGACAAAACTTTCCAAAGACTACAAAATTAGAAGATGTATATCAATATTTTTATGATGATCAAAATCAAAATTATGAACGCATTAGAATCATTAGAGTGGACGGATACGATTATATAGCAAATATTGGTCCACATGATGCCAATACTGCTAATTTTGATTTAATTTCTATAAACCAAACTTATCAAATTAGATATTCAACTGAATATGTGGCAACATACCCAGCTAAAACTTCAACATTCGAAGACATTTTAACTGATCCTTATGAATGTAGTTTTTTAACAACTAAAGATGATTACGCAAAATCAACATGGGTTAGTGGTAATTTCCAACCTTTAGATGCTGATTTAACTGCTATTGCTGGTTTAAGTGCGACATCAGTTGGTTTACTTGAAAAAACAGGAAATAATCAATGGTCTTTAGATAACACTTATGGATTTAAAAAGGTTCTTTACATTGGTGAAACCACAACTGAAAGTTTAAGCTCTGGTGATTCAACTAATCCTATTACAATTGATGGCAATCTTCGTTATCCTTCACCTGGAAATATAGTGTTATCATCATCACAGTATTTTATTTGGACAGGAAGCACATGGCAATTATTGGCTAATGTCTCCAAAAATGCGAATAGAACTGGTTCTACGAACGATACACAAAATAAATTATTTATTGTAGGTGCCAAAACACAAGAAACGGCGGCAGAAACAAACTCTAATGAAAATTGCTATGTGAATTATAACCGTTTGTATAGTGGCGGTCAAAAAACAATCTCAGTATTTACCGTTACTAGTTTACAAAGCACAACTTTAACTAATTTGCAGAATTTAATTGGTGGCACAACTAGTCCTTATGTTGGGATTATGAATGTAGCAACTAAATCATATTTAGTGAGTTTACATTATGGTGGTTTAACCGCCACTCCTTACACAGTAGAAATCATTCCAATTTGTGAGGAAACTAGTACGTTTAAATATTTTGCAAAAGATTTAGCGCCTTCAACAACGTTAGATACTGTTATGTCTAGCACTTACGCAGTCAGTTATGCTACTGAAGCATGGGTACAAAATCAAGGATATGCACTGTTAGTTGCTTCTAATACTTTCCAAGGCAACAATGGTTTTTATGGAATTACGTCTTTTGTAAACAACGACAACCATTCAATGGTATCTATTTCAAAAGATACAACTGTAGCAATGTATTTTTACACTTATAATTCTACAAGTCAAACAGTTAACACCCATCCTTACACTTTGGGTTTTGAAAATGCAGCTCCTAGTGCTGATAGGGCATTACAATTACCTGATGAAAGTGGCGTTTTAGCAACTAGAACTTGGGTTCAAAATCAAGGATATGTAACACCGAGCGATGTTGTTACTATTAGCACAAGTCAAACCATTACGGGCGCAAAGACTTTTACTGCTTCTAATACTTTTGTTGGAAACAATAGTTTTAACGGCATCACATCATTTACAAATAACAACGGTCATTCAATGGTATCTATTTCAAAAGATACAACTGTAGCAATGTATTTTTATACTCGTAATTCTACAAGCCAAACAGTTAACACTCACTTTTATTCTTTAGGTTTTGAAAACGCTGCTCCTAGTGCTGATAGAGCATTACAATTACCTAATGAAAGTGGCGTTTTAGCAACTAGAACTTGGGTACAAAGTCAAGGATATATTTCTAGTGTTACAAGTGCTATGGTTACTTCTGCTTTGGGATACACACCTGCAAGCGCTGATACAAAAAATACAACAGGCACTACAAATAAAACAGGCACAAAAATGTATTTAGTTGGTGCTACGGAGCAAAGTGCAAACCCACAAACTTACTCTAATTCCAACTGTTATATTG